AATTGGAACAGGATCTGCGGGGAGCTGGATATTTCTTAATTGTTCATTTGGAACGTCCAGACATCTTCGACAGACAAGTAACCACAGACTTTGGAGGGCCGTTCCGCGCCAGTCAGTCTGCCACTGTGCGTCGCAACGATTTCCCCACATCGAACAGCGATCGCATACAAAGTAGGCCGACGGATTCTTAGACGATGTGCGCGCGCGTCCGCTTTGACTGGCATAAGACATCTATGCCGCCTCCAGATATTTGAATCGACGCCCAGCCGCACGTGTGCGAGAGGGTTTACCTGAGCACACATCTGAGATTGAAGTAGCTTTCTTCAATCCATAAGCCCTGGCAGCAGCGCTAGCGCTCTCAAAGACCGTTCCATCATCTAGGCAAATAACCTTCTTAGACAGACTGATCGGTCCAAGATGAGCGTTTTTTCTGAATGTCTCAATGTTTTGCATAGCGAGTTTTCGTAGTTTTTCTTTAGCCTCGTCGGTTCTTTTCTTCCCTGTATTTGCCACTGATATTTTCTGCCTGACATCCTCTGAAATCACCTTACCGCGCTGCGACGCTCCGATCTTTTCACGAGTCTCAGCGCTCATCGGAGGCTGGCTTCTTCCCTTATTGGAGCGGCTGATTTTTTGTCTTGTCTCCTCAGAACATGGAGCACGCGGCTTCCCCTTGTTGGCCTCGTGCCCTTTTACGATCAGGGGCACGACCCGCTCCCGATAACCATCAGCATGCCAATTCGCAGTAGTAGCCACTCTCAGTTTTTCCAAATATTTAGGATCTTTATTGCGAAGAGTCGCTGCGGCGCGCATCCGTTCGCGCGTCTCTTCTGATACCTTGTTTCCCGACACTCCCTCTCCGCCGTCGGTCATATTAACCAGTACAACTCCGAGCGAACGCCAATAAACAATACGCTCCCTCTCCAGCATAAATGCTTCTTTCTCGGAAAGCTGTTTAGCGAACATACGGACATCCAAGCATAGCCCAAGGAACGTCAGTTTCGATGTGACTGCCTTGTGCCACCTACTTCTATTTTTTATGTCGAAAGCGCGCTTCGAATACTTTCCCTTTCCTACATAGAAGCATGCGTCTTTATCAGGACGCCAATGCTCGTAGACGTAATAAATATCCTTGCTCATCGAAAATATCCCGAAATCATAGGAGAAATATATATGTTCGCATTTTCGGTGCCCATTCTCGTCGCGACGCCCCACGCCTCGTCTGACAGCGGCTTTAGCACTGGTACTCTGTCTGGCGCCCACGAGAGCGCCAGTCTATAACCTAATCCCAGTGCATAAGCTTCGAGAAAATACGGCGGGATTTCTACGTTCTGACCGTTCGAAAAATTCGAATCCTGGATTTGGCGCACGCGATAATATTTAAAACACGCTTGCTGCCCATTGGGACACGGCCATAATGTGACGGTAGGAGAAAGTAAACGGTCCATCCAATAGACGGTCGGCGATCCCTGCTGCTTCTTATTTGGATAGTTTGCATACTCCGTGCGGCTGATAGGTGACATGATCCGATCTGTTTCTTGCTGTCCATTGTTGATCGTATAGTACGCATCGAGCATCACGACCGTTTCATACGGTACTTGATACGTCGAGCATCCCTGCACCAATGGAATAGTCTGAAGGTCAACGGCCCACAAGTTTACGCCGTCTGCGCTCCACCGCCCCATCATAATATTTGTGGCTATGCGCGCGTCTTCCATGTGGGATTGCGTGATGGCTGTTCTTCTTATTCCACAAAGCCCATACGAATACAGAACTGTCTCGCCCATGCCTGGAGCAAATGAATAGCTTCCTGACGTATTAAGCGGGTTTTGCATCTTGATACCTGAAGATCAAACCGCTCTTAGTGTGTTTCGTAGCTCCGTTGCACGTGTCCCACACACGGCCTTTCTGTAGACCGTAAGCGTTCGCAGCATCTGTCATTGTTGAGTAGCGGATGCCATCATTCACGCAGATCACCGGACACTTAATTGCCGCGTCTCTGAAGTGATTTGGATTTCTTTCGAGCGTTGACGCTAAGCGTTGCGCGATATGCTCTGGCGTATGCTTCCTTCCACAATTAATGGTAGCTATAGCCGCCGCGACCTTTGCGATATGTTCTGGACTCTTTTTACGACCGGTCAACGCTTTGCTTATATTATGGCGCTGTTGCTCAGTAATTCTTCGGCCTTTTCGATCTCTGCTCATCTTTGCTCTTGTTTCGGCCGAAAACTTCATTCCAGATGTACCAAGCCCACCATCGGTTATGTTGACCAATATGGCACCTAGATCACGCCAATAGACTATTCTTTCTCTCTCCAGTCTCAGCGCTTCCAGATTACTTAGACCCCTGAAAACAAACTTCACTTCGAAGGTAAGTCCTACCTTCGCCAACTCCGCCTGAAGAGCCCTATGTAACTTGTTTCTGTTCCATAAGGTGTGGGCACGCGTGCCTTTTCCCTTCCCAACATAGAAGATGACATCGGTGTCTGGGCGCCAATGTTCATAGACGTAATACTTAAGAGGATTCTGACTCACGCTGCCTTACTCTCGCAAAACTCCAAATTCCTACGAAGCCTCAGATCGTCCGGCGTCAGTTCGACGGCCTTGCGCGCATGTTCCAACGCCAGCGCATACTGCCCGAGATTGTACGCCGCAATGGAAGCCAAGTCGTGCGGCGCGGCGCCCCACACGACCGGATCGACGGTGTACAACTTCTCGCGATTCGTAATTGACAGGCATGTGAGGGCAGCGCCCAGACATTCCGCCCACCTTGAAGTCCGGTAACAGCACAGCGCCAGATCGTGCCACGGCTCGCGCGTATCTGGCGCCTCACTGCAGGAATCGCGGAACCATTTCAGCGCTAACGCCCACTCTTGAAGTTCCTGATACGAGCGCCCAATCACGCGCATGGCATAGCAGCGCTCGTTCGGCCAGTTCGCGCGCGGCAGGGCAAGATAGCGCTGCGCCTGCTCGATTGCCTCGCGCCACTGCGAGAAAAACGACAGTTCTCGCGCGTAGTAGAACGCGTTCCGCGGCTCAGTGGGATTTTCTTCGACGCTGGTGCGCAGCAGGGCAAGATATTGTCCGCGTGACTTCTCTGGGTCGGGTTTGTGCACCACTAGGAGCTGATCGGTGTTCGCCCAGACTTCTGTGATTCGATCGGCGACAGGATATTCGTGGCACGGCAGAAACCAGCGATAGCCGCGCCGCGAATGAATCTTTTCATATTGAAAGGCGATCCCGCAGCCCCAATCGAAGCCGTACCGCAGACGCGTCGTGCCTTCCGTCCAGACTCGTTCGATTTCTTCGCGCCATCCAGGTTGCAGTACCTCATCAAGATCAAGACTCACGCAGACGTCAATATCTAGCGGCAATAGCGCGAGTGCGGCATTGCGGGCGTCGTCGAAGCGCCAAGGTTTGATGCTGATATGCGAGACGGCAGCGCCGTTGTCGTGGAGGATCTTAACGGTATCGTCCGTCGAGCCGGTGTCGGCAACGAAGATCAGGTCAGCGTCGCGCGCGGCGTCGCAGAAGCGTTGCGCGAATTTCGCTTCCTGAAGTGCGATTGCGTAGACAGCGATTTTCATGGGTATGTCAGTAGTAAAAGACCATAAAGTATCCGGTCGATCCGACCACGTTCGGACCGGATGCCGCGCCAGTCATAGATACCTGCACTTGATTGCCGGGGCTGGTCGTCCCAGCGCTTACCCAACTCGCAGGCGTCGCACTGTAGTCTATAGAGATCGTTTGAGCGAGATTGCAGTTCGACGCTCCCGATGTGCCGTAAAGCGTCGGTGTGCCGCTGTTTCCCACGTTAAGCGTATAGACAACATTAGACGCAGTAGCAGCGCGGTAGACAAGAATCTTGACGATGGTCGCGTTGGCAGGAAGCGTAATCGTCCAGTTGAAGTTTCCGGTGGCATCGCACCACTGGCGGTTAGCCGGTTTACCGACCATGACCTTGAGCGGCGGGATGTTCGACGCGCGGCCCTGATTCTGCCAGTTCAGATCGAAGTCTATGGCGGTGCGCACAGTGCGAGCTACGCCCGAATCGTAATTGCTCCAGAAACATCCACGAGCGCTTGCGTATCCCCACACCAGACTGTCGGCGCTGGGTTGAAGCGCTATGAACGCGGAGAGATTGATCGGCACCTCGCACTGATTGAAGATGATCGAGCCCGGATCGCCGTACTGATCTCCACCGGCGGCAGGCCCCTCAACCTGATAGGTCGATCCCTGGTTCGCTGTCAGCACGCAGTTGTTGAAAGTTACGCGAGCCTCCACGACATTTACCGTCGTACGTGCTCCGTTGGTCTCTGTGTTGTTCAGTCCGTTGAAGGTAACGATAGGAGCTTGGCCGCCAGTCTCTCCACAGAACAGCAGCATAGTGGAAGTCGCGTGCAGTTCGGTCTGGACCCCGAAAAACTCATAGGTGTTGTTGTTGTCTCCGAGTGCAGCACCAGTCGCTATGTTGAGAAGGTAATGATTGCCACCGGCAGGAGAGATATTGGAGACGGAATCGTCCATGATCATCGATCCGCCATAGACCCGAAGCGCGCCACCGCCTCCTGTGCCAACCTCGAATATATTGCCGTAGATGGTCTCGAAGTCGCAGCTATGGAACTCATTGTTCAGCGACTCGTCATTGTTCATTATAAAGACACGCGCATAAATCGCAGTGGCCTTGCAGGTGATGCACTTCAGCGAATCGCCGTTGGCGTTGCCGTTGCTCTCCCACACTGTCCCCATACGATTGAACCAGACGTTCGTGAAGCGCCAGCCTTGGGACTGATACCAGCTAAATCCGTTTGCAAGGTTGTTGTCGTCGCCCTGAAACATTAGGTCTCTGAATAGGCACGAAATGTACGACTGTTCTGCCGAGACGCCAAAGAAAGCCCAGATCGTGGCGGAACCACCCGTCGTGAGTTCAATGATGCTAGAGGCGATGCCGTCGCCCTCGAATATAATGCCTCGCTGCAACGTCGTGGGATTGGCGAAGACGTTGCTCGCATCGACCTTGTAGTAGCCGTACGGGAAATAAACTCGCGGGTGGTTGCCGATGCCAGAAGCTCCGCCCGCGTAGCAGGCGACTGCGATGGCCTTCAGGATCGCGGTCACGGCACTTACAGCCCCGGTCGGATCCGCTCCATAGCGCAGTACGCTGCCGGTGCTCGGGTCGACGTAGTAGTTCGTCGGCGTGACACCCGCAGCCATCTCCGCTGTGGTCTGATCGTACTTGACATTAATGCTATCTACCGGCAACGGAGCTGATGGCCCAGTAGGCCCGGTGGGTCCAGTGCCAGATGGCCCAGTTGGACCCGTCGAACCTCCGGCACCGGTCGAACCTCCGGGGCCGGTCGGCCCCCCAGCGCCAGTGGGACCAGTGCCAGATGGCCCTGTCGGGCCTGTGGGGCCAGTAGCTCCCATGCCGGGGCCTGTGGGGCCCTGGGCACCATTCGTTCCATTATTGCCCGCCGTGCCAGTCGGGCCAGTCGGTCCCCCAAAGAATGTCGGTCCCGTCGGTCCCGGATTGCCCATCGGGCCCGTAGGCCCCTGAGGTCCAGGCGTGGCTACCTCGACGACATTGGTTCCGGTGACTTCGGTGACGACGGCATTCATCAGTGGACCAGGTTGTTCGCGGATGATGCCTGCCAGACCACCACCGAACTCACCGTCATCTTCACGCTGTTACTTCCGCCGAGGATAGGCGCCAAGTGCAATGTATCAATCACGTTGAAAGTCACGCCGCTAGCGGTTGGCGGGAAGTTAGCCGGCTGTGCGCCGCTTCCGCTCCAAAGCTCTGTAGTCGCGTTGTAGAGATTCCAATACGATGTCGGGCCAATCTGCACGCCATCGATGAATCTCTTGCTGTACCCCTGAGTGCTGGCAGTCGCCGGCACCCACAGCCAGCCCCAGCGGTGTGTGCCTGTGTTAAGCACTCCGCCAGGATAGGTGATCGGGCTGGCGCCGCTGATGGCGGGAGTTTCGACATTGATGTTGCTGCTGCTGCTGCAGTGCGGACCGCCGCTCTGGCAGTTGTACCAGTTCCAGTCACTGATGCCATTTTCATTATTGTGGGCAGTATCGTACTCAAAGAAGTCAGGCTCTACCCAGCTGGTATAGGCCGGATTGCCTGCTGTTTCATGCTCAATGTCGTTGGCCCACCAAGCGACTCCGGAACCGGTAGGCGTAGCACCAAGGGAATAGGTCGCCTCAAAATAAGCGCCGCCACCGAAGGCGATGCCAGCCCAGTTGCTCCCTCCAGTGGAATGTGCAGTGCTCACGCCATAATTGCAGTTTGCAGTGGCTCCGAGGAGCAGATTCGCGCCGCTGGTGCCAATGCACCCACCGGGCTCGGTGTTGCCGAAGAATGTGTAGCTCTGTAGCTGGCCTATGCTTGTGCCTACCGTGATTGAATTGAATGTCTGCGTGGTGTAACCGACCGCCGCAGCCGGACCAGGCGCATTGCTACCACCAGTGAGCACGCTTTGGCCGAAGGTGTTGCCGGCAGGCGCGGGAACTGAATTGAGTGACCACGGCGGCGTCGAGTTCATGTAATTGTAGAAGCACGTCCCCGTCGAACAGCCGCCATCGGCCCAGGTCGCCCAGGCCCAGATCTCAACCCCTATGTTGTGGCTGAAGGCCCACGGATAGGCGTTATTGCTAAAAGTACCGCCATCGTTGGCAGCATTAAAGCCCTGTGTCTCGGTGATGACGATCGGATAGCCGTTGGACAGCACGTTATAGACGGGCGCCGTTCCGCCATTCCATCGGTACTGATGCCAAGAGACTCCGAGTTGTCCGAGCGGGTCTGGATTCCCAGTAGTCAATCCGCCGTAGGTGGTGGTCGTATAGCTGGCCAGCCACGTCTGAATCCCTCCGGCATACCAGATCGGTGCGGCAAGGATGACATTGGTCGCGCCGGTCGCGCGAATCGCCGTGATCAGAGGCTCCATGCCAGCGCCATTGCAGGCGGTCCCGCAGCCGGTGAGATTAAACAGCGCATTGCTGGCGTTGTTCTTCTGCATCTGCATCTGGTATGGGGAGAAGGATCCGCCAGCAATCATGCTGATCGCATAACCGCTCGGCACAGCGCTTGAGTTATTACCAATGAGCGCGCAGTTCGGGCAGCTGCTGTTGTAGTTCGCACCACCGAACGGCTCATTGAAGAGTTCGAACACAACAAGCGGGTTACTCAGAAAGGTGTTCGCGACTTGCGTCCAGAAGACCGGCGCGTAGTCACCACTCGCCAGTCCCGGTTGACCGATGGGTGCGATGGGGTTATTGGTCGAGGTGTTCTTCGGCCCATCCCAGTGCAGATCAAGATCGGCGACGATTCCCGCAGCCGTGACATTGGCGACGATTGTCTGTATCGCGCTTTGGTAAGTCCCGCTCGGATCTGGCGTGTACTGATTGGTGCCGCTCGAGGTATAGCAGCACGAGCCGCCGCCGGGCTCGGCTGGATCGTCATAGACGGTATTGTTGATCCAGTACGCAGAGTTCATCGGGAAGCGCAGCATGTTGATGCCGTACTTCGCGGCAATAGCCCCCCACTGCGAGGTAGTGACTTGGGCGAGTGCTGTCCAGCTACCTTGCTGCCCTTCCATGCCGCTGATCGCGGCACCGGCGAGTTGGACGGTCGCGCCCGTGGCGCTATTGATGAAATGGTTGCCGCTGACGGCAAGACCTGCAAGGGTTGTCGGGGGAGCAGGAGGCGCTCCGCTCGAGCCTTTGAAGGCCGCCATCTGCATGACCCAATAGCCAGAACTGCCATTCGTCGCAGTAGCGCTATATGGGCCGGCGGAATTTACAATCTCATCCTGAAGATTGTTGGGCCCGGAACTCGTAACACGATTGGTGTAGCCGGATCCTGCGCTCGCGAATCCGCCGGCGCTATAGGAGGCGCCGACCAGGAGATCGACCACATTGGACGTGCTCGCAGAACCGCTGCTCATCGCAGTGCCCGTAGTGGCACTACCGCTGGCGGTGGTGTCGACCGGCGAGGCTAGGAAAATTCCGCTGTACTCGGCTATGCGTACATCTGAGCAGGGCGTCGATACATTGAATGTGACTGTTACGGTGTTCGCACCAGCTCCAGCAGCAGCAATGCTCGGAGCGTAGTAAATCACCTGCGTCAGATTGGTTGAGGCTGATGTCGCTGGGGCCGCTACCGCATAAGTGTTGCCTTCGGTATCGGCAACCGAACTGATCGTGGAAGTCGAATTGCAAAATCCAATCGCTATAACATTCAGATCGCCCGCGCTCTGTGCGCCGCTGAATACCACGGTCTGAGAAGTCACGCCGGCTGAGGTGTGACTGCTATTGGCCTGAACGAATGCCGGAGGGGCTGAGACCACCTGTGCCCTGTAGGACATCAACAGCATCTGCTGAGGACCGCCCATAGCAGGCACGACCGCGCACAGCGCGTAGAGCGCGCCGAGCACGAGAGAGAGAGTCCTGAGCTTCAACTTAGCTTACCCCAGGCCCGCTTATGTACCATGATGTCGCCGTGACCTTGAGAATGGTCGCCGTGCCAAAAGGCGCCAGCGTCCGAGATCCCGTAGTGCCGGCTGAAACACCCGTCGTACTCCAGTACATCGTGTCGGTAGTGATCGAAATCGTCTCGTTCGCGCAGGTCGGGCAATTGACGAATGTCACTGTGGTCCCGATTGGAAACGCTACGGTCCCATTCGCAGGAATGGTGTCTGTCGAAGCCCCCGTGTTGGTATTGTAGATGTGCTTGCCGGCATCCGTGAGCAGTAGCGTGTAGCCGAGCGCCTGAGAATTTTGCGGGACGCCCAGATACCCGAGTGAAACGGTGCCCGCTGGCAGCGTCGCATTCGTAGCCCCCGTGGTCGTCAGAGTCAATGAAGACGAGCCAGACGTGGCGAACGGCCCAGCCGTGACCAACGCGCCACCGAAAGTTGCGGTGAAGGAATTGGCGACACCTGTGCCACCGTTGGCCGCAGGGACTAGCGTCATTGGCAGCAGTTGACCCGAACCATTCGTGCTCAGCAGCGCTGCGGAGATCGGCACCGCAGCGCCGTTGACTTGATTCGCACTGAGGACGCCAGATCCGGACGGCCCGAGCGCCGCGCCACTGCTTACCACCATAGTCGCAGAAGTATTCGATCCAGATGTGATCGCGTCGAATGCGGAACTTCCGCCACCCCCTCCCGCTTGTGCGTACCATCCCTTAACGCCGAAGCCATTGGTCCCGTACAGCATGCTGTTGCCGGGAGAGGCAATGTCACCGATTAATTGCACCGGAGTGGCACTCGCGCCATTGCCCTGCAGTGATCCACCCGTAGCGGCCATGCCGAAGGCTCTCAGTTGAAGAGGGGTAACTGAGACCGGGCACCAGCCGCGTGCGCACGCTAGGGCGCCACTGCCGCCAGAACCCGCTTGATAGCCGAACAGTAATTCGCCGCCAGCGAGGGCATTTGCTGGGTTCAGCGTGTCGAGGCCGACGCCTGGAGCTTGCGCTAAACATGCGAGCGGCAAGAGGAGAGCGAGGAGTGGCAGCAGTCGTTTCATAGATAATTCCTTACTTCGCTTCCTCATCCACCGCGAGTCAATAGCCATCGCAGTCATAGTCGAACAAATCTCCGACCAGCGAGGTGCCAGTCACCGTGAGAACTGTCTTTGTGTAACTGTAAGCGAACGCCGCCAGGGTCGTCTGAGAGGTTACGCGACAGTGGTTCCATGTCGTGTATCCCCCGCCCGCGAATGTAACTGTGCATGATGCGGCGGCTACTGTACCGACGGTAACGGTGCCTGATCTGTTATTTGCTTTGCTATCAATAGATGGAGTTGTACCGCAGGCACTGACCACAGGGGCTGCGAGGGATACCGTATTCCAGAACAGCAATCCGCCGATGTTTACCTCGTTGGTGCTCGCTGCCGCTGCTGTGGTCGTAGCATTGGAAGTGCCAATCAGGATGTTGCTGGAGCCGGTCGTGAGCGTTGTGGCTCCTACCTGATAGCCTAGAATCGTATTGCTTGATCCAGTGGTTGTCACTAGGCCCGTGTGCTGGCCAATCATAGTATTGCTGGCAGCCGCACCCTGGATAACGCTTCCTGAGCCCGCACCAATCAGAACATTGCTATTTCCGGTGAGAACTGAAGCTGCATTCCAGTCGGTGAATCCACCGATGAAGACATTATCCGCTCCGGTAGAAACCTGTGACCCGGAAAGATAACCGAGAAATGTATTGTCGCCCCCACTGGTATCCTTGGCCCCTGCGGCCTCTCCAACGAACGTATTGGAGCCGCCAGAACTCAATATCGCACCAGCGCCCTGGCCAATGACAGTGCTGTTAGTCCCTGAGACAGAAGCCCCGACCATCGAGCCGTTTCCGATGGCAATATTGGTGAGACTGCTACCTGTATTCTTGTAGTTATCACAAAGATTGTTGATGCAAAGCTCGCCAGACCAAAATGGCGGCACGGTCCATCGCGTAGAATCAGCAATGAAGAAGTTTCCCGATGCGCCCCATGCCGCAGAACTGTCCCAGAATTTCGCAGATGCGTAGCTGAAGTTCTGCACCGTGACGTTGGCGAGAAACAGATTGGGGTTGGTGACACTGCCACCCAACTTAAATACTGAATTGGTCGCCTGAACATTTCCGTCAGCAATGGTCATTCCGCTGATTGTCGGAAATGCTTGAGTCCCCGTAATCAGGAACATGTCCGTTAAGCTGGGGACGGTCTCGCAGTGAAGATCGGCATTCAATGCCGAAGTCCACAGAGTGCCCTCGAAATAAAGGATAGCGCAGTATTGGCCGCCCTCAGCATAGCCTCGCTGAAAGCTAAAGCTGGTGGTGTAACCCATCCAGATCGGGGCGGAACCTTTGACTGGAACATCGATTCCGTTCCATCCGGCTGTTGCGACATTGCCCTCAAAGCTCTGCGGGGAATCGGTGGCAAGCGTCTGCGTCACAAATGTCGAAGCCGCAGCCCAGTGGTTATAGCCATCCTCTACCGTTGCAAAGGCGTTAGCATTCGGCCATGAGTTGTTGAACAGATAGCGGCGTTTAACTGTCTGCTCAGAGGCGAAGTTGTAGAACGCAGCACCGACGGTAGTCGCATTGGCCTGCGCAGAAGGAGCGAAACAGCCGTTAGCCCAAGCATCCTCAAAGTCAAACTGATCTGCGCTTCCGACTATGCGTCCAATCTGGATACCGACATTCGGCGGTAGCGTGCACATCCCGTGCATCCTAAGATCTGTGAAATGCACGAACCTGGAGCCCAACGCATCCACGATCGGATAGCCGTTGGTCTGCCCGACAAATGTCCCGCCGTTGCCATCGAAACTCACCCCGCCCGCGGTGAGCTGGGTGAAGTTCAGTGGATTGGCAATGTAAGAATTGCCCTTACAGCCCTTGATGAGTACGGAGGGCAGCCCATTGGAGGGATTCGCCAGCGCTCGCACGGCGGTCATCGCCGAGTTGTCAGCGGTCGAATCGTCCGTGGCGTAGAACCAGACTGCGCTCGATACGGTATTGGCAGCGTTCGCAGCCAACGTTGCGGTCGTACCGGAAACCGATGAAATCGTGGTGTCGAGTTCGTTGAACCATGTGGCGTTCAGCGTCGCGCCAGTTCCGGAACCAGAAGTCGAGCCCTGCGCGATCGGATTGCTTGGAAGCACCGTGTAGGTGCCCTGCGTGTGAGGGGCGGCCTTTATAACGCCCATCACGACATTGAGTTGCGCGCCAACAAGACTGGCACCAGTCACGGGCTCGGTGGCAATCGTCGTCGGGTTGGTCGTGTATTCACCGGCCACTGTGATCGACAGAACAGCCGTGATGGCGTTGCCTGAGACCGTTACGCTTGCTTGAAAGCGCGTACCGTTGCCGGTTGTACCAGTAACCGTCTGAGTGCCGTTTGTGCCACCTGAGCCACCAGCAGCCACTGTGGCAGAGACAACTTTAGTGGCAGTGACATCGGCTACGCCGCCCACGCTTGAGGTGCCACCGGTGAGCGTGATGGTATCGCCCGGCACATAGCCGGTGCCGGCAGCATTAATCGTAAATTTCGCTAGCGTGAAATTGGTGCCCGCACCGACGACTCCGACATGCTTACCGATATCGGCTGTAACAAACGTGGTCGAGGCGCTAGTCAGGATTGCAGCGGCGCCGGTGATCGCGCCATCACTCTTTTGGGTGTAGTCGCACTTGGCGCCGTAGTCGATGAAGTTTATTGTCTGAGCGTAGCGGGCGGCGTTCGTGATCTCAGCGCTGCCGCCTGTGGCCTCAGCCGTTCCCGCCGAGACTTCACCGGAAGCCACGGTGCCCAAAGCTGGCGTTACCAGCGTTGGAGAAGTCGCGAATACAGCCGCGCCGGACCCTGTCTCATCTGTGATCGCTGAGGCGAGATTAGCACTGGACGGTGTCGCCAGGAATGTCCCCACACTCGTGCCCAAGCCACTGACGCCAGTACTGATCGGCAAGCCAGTGAGATTCGTGGCAACGCCGGATGCCGGCGTACCGAGAGCCGGAGTCACCAGGGCCGGCGATGTGGCAAGCACAACCGCGCCAGAGCCCGTGCTTGACCCAAACGAAGTAGCCGTGCTGCCGGGGCCGGTTCCAGTCACTACGCCGGTCAGCGCTGTGATGCCTCCGCCGCCACCGCAAGCCTGGAACGACGGAATATTGGGAAACGGCCCGTTGCTCGTCAGACACAACCCGGTCGTGCCGTAGCCGTTGCTGCTGGGGACGCCTGGAAGATACGCGTTTCCACTGCTTGTGGATTGCCCCCAAGCCAGGACCGGGAGCGCTAGCAGAATCCATATCAGACGTTTCATCGGTTCACCACGTTGTATTGAGTCACCGTCGCGGTTACTGATCCGGTCCCGCTGTTCAATAAAATTCGCACGTACCGCGGCGCGAACAGGTAGTTCGTCAAGATCGCGCCCGTCGCGGCGACGCCTGCCGGATCATTCGTGCTGATCCACGTCATCGCACTCGGCAGTACGGGATTCGTCGGATCGTTCGGATCGTCGTTCGAAGCCTGAACGGTGTAGTTCACGGTGCCAGACACGTCGCACTGGATCGACAGCGCCGGATTGGCCCACTCATCCGTGCGCACCCAAGGGGTGGATCCGATCCCGTTCGTGCCCACCGTTACGGCAGCCGTCGTGCCCTGGTTAGTCGTGATGGACGTTACGGTCTTGAAATCTTGACCGGTGTACGAGGCACCTGCGACGACCTTGAACGCATCCGAGATCGCTGTCCCAGTCGGCGTGGTGCCCGTGACTGTAAACACCGTCGTCGTATCGGCCGTCGTGATCAGCACGCGCCGCGGATTGTCGAGGATCGCGATGCCGCTGGCGACCAGCGATCCGTTCAGCGTCATCGCACCGGCGCCGGCTGGCGTCTGCGAGGCCGCTATGTTGCTGGTGTTAGCCGCTGCGAGAGGCCCTACTGTGGCAATTATCGGACGCATTCACGTACTCCAAAAATGGAACGAGCCTCGTGAAGAGGCCCGTCCGTCAACCAGTGGGCCATCGCCCTACACCATTCAGATCAATCCTCGCCGCCCTCGAGTTCGCCCTTCATCATCTTGCGGCCCGGAGCATCGGTACCCCTACGCGCGCCGGTGAACGGCTGTGCCTCGGAGCCAGTGCGGCCACCCGACTTGCGCGGCTTGCGGCCGGCGTGCATGGCGCCCTTCTCGCCCTCTACCTTGCCGACGAGCTTGCCGCCGCGGGCTTTCTTCGCGCGACCGCCTTTCTTGAGTTCCTCGGCCTCGTCGTCGATCTTCTTCGCGTTGGTACGCGCTTCGGGCTTTTCCTTGATGTCCTCTTCGGCCTCGTTCTCGCCGCCGGCCTCTCGATGTTTTCTGCCGCCTTTCATAATTCAGTCCTCAGCTTGCGAGATTGATACCTTGAACGTATTCAACTGTCAGCGTCCCAACGCCGCTTCCGGTGTTGGTCGATAGCAAAACGATCTGCACGTCGGTATTTCCGACGTTGTCCCAGTTTCCGATCTGCGTCGCGCCAGTGCTGGGAGACACCGAAACTTGGCCCAATGCTCCGGACGTCACGACGGCATTCGCCGCCGTCAGTGCGGTCGCGGATGCACTCGTGCCAACACCGAGCGTTGTCGCAGTTCCAGTAAAGGCAGTCGTCACATTCAGCGTGATGCGCAGTATCTGCGACTGCGCCGGAATCACGATTGGGCACACGAACTGCCCGGCAATGCCGTTGTTCGTAGCCTGCTTGACGACGCACGACTGCGCCATCAGCGTGTAGCCAGCATTCGCGGTGCCCTGAGAGGAACCCGCGCCAGCGAGCACGTTCGAACCGTCGCTTGCCAGAATGTTGCCGGCAATCACCGGACCAGTGAAAACGGTCCCAGGCGTGATGGGGTCGCCGTTAGTCTGCGTGAGCTGCCCACCCGTGATATCCGGGTAGGCGCTGCTCGTTCCTGGAAGATAGGCCATTGAGGACTCCTACCGTTACGACGTCGGGAACGAGCCGAAAAGTGCGCGCCAATTGAAATAGTTGAACGAGTAACGTTGGTAGCCCTTGACGAGCAAATTGTCAGTCACGAAGTCCACCTGCATATCCGTTTCGAACGGAATGCGGTCCATGAACGCCAGTCCCGCGATGTTGGTCAGCAGGTACCACGCGAATGCTGAGGTCAGGAAGTCCATGACCATGTAGCCCTCAGGGATGCCGCCGGCCGTGGACAGGATCGCGTTGACATCGTTGTCCGCCGTGCCGGGGCGCAGCTCGGTCTTGGTCAGGCGAATCGCCACCGGTTCCAGTTGCGGCGGAATAATCAGCTTACGGCCACGCGCGAATACCTTGAGGTTCGCCTGATCGCGAAAGTTCGTGCGAATCCCGATCATTCCGTTGAGCAGCGTCGCCTCGTTCAGGTCAACCTGCGTGGTCGGCGTGTTCGCAATCGTGACGCCGTCGATCGGATGCGTGGTCGCGCATAGCGCAACGCCATCGCCGCCGACATTGGCGTTGTACGTGGTCGCCGTGTTCAGCACGTTCGCCGCGTAGATTTCCATCGTTTGGTGGAACGACTCCATCAGGCCGAGATTCGACGGATGGAACTGAGTTTTGTACAGGTTGTCGTCGATCGCCTTGCGGGTCATCGCGTAGCCGAGCGCGATCTCAATGTGCTCCTGGTTGTAGACGTAGCGCTCACCGGCGTTGTTGTCGAACTGCGTCTGACCGCCTTCGGTCTTGAGCTGCGCGAGTCCGAGGTAGCGCATCTCGGCGGTGCGCTCGAGGGCGAGCTTCGAGTTGAACTTGGTGAAAACTTTGTCATATTGCGACGGAATTTGCTGATATTTTCCCGTGATTCCACGGAGACCCGGCAACAGTAGGTCTTTGATAGCAGCGAGATTAACGGCCATCTATGTTCTCCACGGCGCTAACATGCGCCCAACTTTTGCCGGTCCGAATGCGCCAAATGTGCGTCGGCTTGACGCCATACTTTTCAGCCAATACTTTTTGCGAGACGCCTGAAGACGCCTTGATCTCGCGAACATCTTGCTCAGTCAGCTTCGACGTTCCAATCTGTTCGCCACGCACGTCGCGGCGTCCGCGAGTTTCTCGATCAATCGCGTTGTCCTTTGGCGTACCAGCACGCAGATGCGCTGGATTCACGCATAACGGGTTGTCGCATGCGTGCAGTACATGCAAACCAACTGGTATCGCGCCCTTGAAAACCTCATAACTGATGCGGTGTGCGTGGCGATTCTTCGTTCCGATGTAGAACACGCCATACCCTTTACCGTTCGTAGGGCCAGTCCAGATCCAGCAACCCGTGTCCGACATGCGGCATCTGTTCAGCAGCCTGTATTTGGCCAAATCCTCATCCGACACGCGCTCAAACGGCACGTATTCGGAGAGATCGATGTCGAATGAATTGCTCATGATCAGGCGTTGTAGGCCAACGTGACTTTGGTCTGGACGTTGTTAAACGCCACGACCGCGTAGTTGTACGCCCCACTTGCGGTGCCAGGCGCCCCTGGCGGTTCCAAGACGAGAGCCACGAGGCGGAACGGGTAGGCTGCCGTTACGACGCCGGTATGCAACAGATAGGCTCCCGAGAGTCCATTCGCTGCGTTACCAGTGCCGATGTTGAAATCGAAGTTTGCGCCGACATCCGTCTGCGTCACGCCGGTGGAGTCGCTCTGGCAAAGGAACTGCGCGTTCGGATCGTTGCAGACGTAGGCTTCGATGCTGGACTGAGCACCAACGACGACATCTGAGCCGGGCCAGTAGTTCGACCAGATGACGCGCTTCTGCGCGGTCGAGAGATATTTACAGCCGTAGAAGATGCCGGCCATCGTGAGCGTGCTGGCGCCTGCTGCGCCTGCGGCTTGCACAAGCGTCCCAGCACTCGTGCTCGTGGGGACGACCGGATCGCCGAAGTAGATGGCGGCCGCGTTGTAGGCAATGCCGCCGTTGCGGTAGCCTACCTGCTCATAGGTCGGCGCACTGCCAGTTCCTGAGCGCTGCGTGAAGCCAAAAGGTCCGCTTACATTCGAAGCCATGCGAAGGACTCCTGATGATCAGGGGTCGCATGGTCGCCGAGACTATGGAGGACCGAAAACTTTTGTAATCAAGAACTGCGCCGGGCAGTCCGTAGGCGCGGATTATTTATACGAGACGCGTCGAATGTCAAGCGGGACATAAAAAAGCCCGGCGAACCGGGCTTCAGGTTTACCGCGCGCGGGGGAATTGCGCGTCGGTGTTTTCCGGTAAGGACCGGAAATCTGTTCGTTGAATTGATGGAACTGCCTGATCGACGACAACGACAATCGCCGTCGTCGGCTTGTATTGAGGAGGTGGGGGCAGTCGATTCCGGATTTCTTCAAGAAGACACTCGATCCGCGCCAAACGGCGAGAATCGAGTTCCTCTTCCCATGTCTGCCGGGTCATGGCGCGCGGCTTAGCGCTTGAGGGCGCTCTTGAGAGAAGCCGACGCGGCGACCGATGCCGTGACTGGCGTTACGGAAATTCCCGTGGTCGGCAGGAAGGTCGGCGGCGAGCCGGCTTCGGTGAACGACTGAGACACCGGCGTACCGAGCGTTGCGCCGTTGGCATCAAGATCGGTGGCCACTGCTGCGCCAGCTCCGACATTGACGCTGGTCGAGAATGCCCAGGGGGTAGGGGTTTCGGCGCCGGTCAGAAGCACGGCCGGCTGCGGCGTGCCGCTGGAATCGGTAACGACAACACTGGTCGAGGCGAAGGCCGCACCAGTTGGGCTGTTGACGCTGGCGCCTTTGGCGATAGCGACGATAACGGAGACGAGATTAGCTGACATGGGAATTTCCTTAAATAGTTGGGAAGACGCTCCGACGCGAAGCCTACGCCGAGCCTGTGACAGACTCAAGTAGGACTGGGGACCTTTGTGTAGCCTTTTCTGGGTAGGCCGATAAGCGCGAATACACGTAGTACAGATCGCGCTGGCGGCTCCCTTCTTGATGAACTTCCGGCTCTATCCGCCAGACAATATGGCGGCTGCCCCCCAAGAAATTGAGCAATACGCGTTCGTATTCTCGCAGCGCGCCTTCAGGACTGCGCGCAAACGTCACTAGACACTCGCTAAGGTTCAAGCGGGATGGCACTGGACCGCACAACAGCAGTTCTACATATTCGTTGCCGAATTGATCGAATCGTGCCGGAGGGCCGAATTCCCACGTGATTCCTTTCGGATTGAGGAATTCCAGCATCCACTGCGTCTGCATCTCAGGAGTCAGCAGATTTGGAAGGCCGCGCGTATTTTTAGCAGCGAGTGCGTTCATGTTCTGGAGTGCTCCATTAGTTCCTGACTAACCTTCTCAATCCCAATATGATGGTTTGCCAAAATAATTGCGCCACCACCAATAGCCGAGGTAGATCCCCATAGCTACGAGTCCACCAGCGGCGTAAGAGAGAATTTCTCTCATGGTCTCACGGTGATCGTTGGTTTGATCATGGCTCATTCCGGGATCGGTATTGACTCGTAACTCTTCTTCACGGCAGCCATCGGCGCGCCCTTGTTGTCGCGTTCGAACTGACCGACCGGTGCCGCGCCTAGCTGCGTTTCTTTGGCCCGTACCTGTTCGCGCGCGTTGCGATAGTCCTTTGCCTTGGCCTCGTCGGTAATTTCCTTCGGACGCTCCATCAGCATTTGCCCATCGCGCACGATGGTGTTTCCGGGATAGTTCTCAGGCATCATCTCCGGGTGACGCGCGCGGGGAACCGCTTCCCAGCCCTTGCGCGCTAAGTTGACTGCGTATGACGGATCTTCCTTACCGAGGACCGTCAGCGTTCTCCATTCGTACGACCAGCCGTCTGGAATGACGCGCGGGTCGATGTAGAACTTGTCAGTGCCCTCCTCGAGTGACCCATGCTCGCGCAGCTCGAGCGCGCGACGGGCGGCTCGGGCGCGCGGGTCTTCCTCGCGGGCCGTGACTGGGGCGTCAGGGTGAGGCGCAGGACTCGCGGCGGCTACTTCGGCGGGGGCGCCCGCAGTAGGCAGCGGCGCATGCGGACCGGGACGACGCTGGGGAACGGGGTTTTCGGTGCTCATACGGGACCTCTCTTTCTTTCCTCAGGCGTCATATTCTTCGCGTATTCCAGATCCGGATCCTTGGAATCCGGGAACAGATTTCTTGCCATCTCGCGCTGCTGCGGGCCGAGTTTCACGACACCAGGCCGACCGCCAGCGCCATTGCCGCTGCGACTGACTGGGGCTGCGGCTGGCGCGGCGCTGCGGCCGCCGGTGGCTTTGGCAGCGGTGTCGACCATGGGTTCCGGGTCGTCGACGTGCGGGGGCACGAGTGCTGCGGGCGCCGTCAGATCGAGGGTTTTCTCGATCGACTTGAAGTACGGATCGGTATCCGCCGTGTTGCCACGCGCGATGGCGAGTTCGTGCGCAGCCAACATTTGCCGCTGCTTGTGCGGATCCGTCACGAATTCCGGATGCGCGCGCACCCATGTGGCGGATGGCCCCGAGAGTTGCTTGCAAAACGCCTCCACGGGGTCAACTGGCGCGCGCGGCATCGGCTTCGGCGCGTTTTTGAGCGCGGTTTCGCCGGTCTTTAGCTGCCGAATATCGGCGGCGTTGTCGGCCATCTCGCTTTGGACTTCGGCAGCGGCGCCCCAATCGCCAATGGCGGCCGCTTCGGCATATTTTGCCTTCAGAATGCCCTTGGTTTTGTTCGCGTTCTCAATCGCGCCCTGAATTTGCTCCAGGTGGCTCTTCTGGACATCACCGCGGGCCGCAGCCTCAGCGTTAGCGGACTCGTTAGCGCGTGCTTCCGCCGCAATGCGCCCGCTGCGCTCGGCTTCGAGCTGTTTCTTCAGCTTATCAAGGCCGTCTTCTGGTGTGAGGACCGTTTTGTCGTCAGTTTTTGGCGCCAATTCAGCATCGACGACGACTTCGGGCTCGGAATCGGCTGGTTTACCCCTGTCGGCCTCTTTCTTGGCCTTTGCAGCGTCGAGAGCGTCGATGTCGAGGGTGACTTCGTCGTTTTCAGTGGCCATCACCAGACCATCCCTGGCGAAGGAACTCGCATGCGAATTTGATCGTCGTACACCAGTCGGCATGCGACGAAATCTTCAAGTTTGAGCGCCTTTTGGTCAGCGTTAATATCAAGCGTCCAGGTATCGGACTGCCGGACGACCACCCAATCGTGCAATTGAATGTCCAGCCCGTACTCGATGCCGGTTTTCGCATCAACGCGCTTGAATCGACACGCGCCGCCGATCTTCACGACCAATCCGACCTTACCCTGATAGCGATCTTCCTTCCGATTGTTGTCGGTGAGGATGATTCCGCCAGCGGATTTCTCCGGGCGCATATAAATTGCAAGTAGAACTTCGTTCTGAGCAATCTCAACCTGCGAAATATCGCCCAGCTTGTCGATAATTTCCCGCTTCGGGTCGAATTCCGCCTGTTTGATGGCCGTGACCGGCATGCGTTAGTCCTTGTTTACTTTGGTTTCAACTTCGCTGAAGAACTCGCCAGAGACTTTATTTAAAGCCGAGATTCTTCCGACGTATTCTCGGTATTGACCGTAATCTTTCACGGCTAATCCGAGGCCGAGTTCTTCATGCAATCGCACGAGATCGGCTTCGATTAGCTTCTTGAGTTCGACCTCGAAACGCATTATCCGCGCGCCGCGCGTTCGGCCTTCTCCAGTCGCCCTAGTCCTCCGCCAGCGCCTGCATCGATCGGATACGCGCGTGGCTTCGCGAGCTTGCCATCGTTGGCGCGCCCACCACTCGCCCGCGGCATCATGGGCTGCGCTGGCGGTATGCCCGGCGGTGCTCCCTGCGGCGGCATTCCGGGGGCGCCCCCCGGAGGCATTCCCTGCCCCATTCCAACCGGAGGCGGGCCGCCCATCGGGGGCATCGGCATCGGCGGCTTCTGCGCCGGCTGAGTGATGATGATATTGACGTTCGTGCCTTTCTTCGTGCGTCCGCCGCCCTTGCGCGCGAGGCGCCCGGCGACGGGACGCGTGCCGTCGTTGATCGCGCCACCGGCTTTCTTGCCGACGCGGCCACCGCCGCACTTAGCGCACTCACAGCCCGCGGCATGAACCTTGCCGCCGTCCTTGCGCATCATGGGGCGCGCCATTGCGCCACGCGACATGGGGGGCGCTCCCGCAGCCTGTGGTGGCTGCTGTAATCCGATACGCGCCTGCGGACTCATTGCGCCGCCCATCAGTTTCCCAGTCCGTCCCCCGGACTTGCGCGCCACAGCATCGGCCCAGTTCGGCAGTGCCAAGCCGCCCATTGTTTTGTGGGCGCGGCCGCCGGTCTTCATGCCGCCGACGTGCTTGATTCCAGGCCGTTCCTCGTTGGCAGTTCGCACGTCTCGGTTTATGAGCGAATCGGCGGTCAGGGTGCGGCCGCCGTTCGCGCGGGGTTTGCGGTCGGCTCGGGCGCCGACTGCCTCGCCTGCAACCTTCCCGCCTGTCCGGAACTGGCGGCGGGATATCGGGCGCTCGCCGGTTTGGATGTTGGCGTCCATGGCGCCGTCTGGGGAGTACCCCGACGCATCGCAGCGTTCGCGAGGATCCGAACGCACTAGCCGCTCGGCTTTGGATTTTGCCGCGGCGCGGGCTTCTTCGGACAGTTTGCTCATGCGTCTGGGCCGGTTGTCATAGGTCTCTCCGCGCTGGAAAACGGTGACGGTTGCACCGAATTTACGCCTGCGACGGCGTTTGAGCAATCTTGCTGCGCCCGGACGGAGTTTGGGTCGCAGCCCTTTAGCCCAGGCTTCACCTCAGCGCCATCCTCGAAGACAGCCGCCTGAGTTGCCGATTCCTTGCTCCGGCTTAGGTTCATAGCAAACTCGCACGCCTCGGCATATTCGTGCGCCTGAAAGTTCAACACGTCTTGCCACGCATCATCGAGCGATGGCGCGGTACGGATCCACTTCTGGACAACTAGGAAACCGCGGGGCGGATCGCCAAGGGTTCTGCTGACAACGCGTACTCTCACGTCCCTATCCCCCGATCCACGTCTTTAATTATCCCAAGCGTCTTCTTACCAACGCCGCCCACGCCCACCTGCTTACCCGACTCACCCGCAGCGGGCGCCGAGATCACGGCCTTGGCCAGTCCGATCCTCGCATCGCGCTCGCGTGCACGCCGGTCCTCGTCGCGATTCTGATCCTCAACAGCGGCTGTGCGTGCTTTGATTGCTACTTCACGTTCCCGTGTATGCGCGTCTAATATTTTGCTCTGCGCCGTCGCGATGTCGAGCACCGATTCCTCCGGCTGCGCAGCCCCTGCCACGCCGCCTTCCTGCTTGGGCGCGAAGTGCCCTGTGTCCACCTTGGCCTGTGCTTCCTGAGCCCTCGCGTTCGCTTCCGTAGTGCGAGCCTGAGCCTCGGCCGTCTTGGCGTCGGCCGCCTTCTTCTCGTTTTCCATCTGCCCCTGCATCTCCAGCAATTGCGGCGGCGGTTGCGCACGCGCCTGCGGGGGCACGAAGAACTCCTCCGGATTCGCCCAACCCATCGCCGCGAGCGCTGCGGTGTGTATCTTGATCGGGTCGTACAGCGTGGGCGCCTGCCCCTGAAGCTGCATCAACCCCATGATTTTCAGCATTCGCTGACCGGCCGATGAGGTATTCGGGTCCGCCTGCGGTACCAAATCGCAATTGTTCAGCGCCATCAGGAATTTCTGCTTGTCCCACTGCGTCTTCGACTTGCACTTGTGCTGGTAAAACGTCTCCGGGTTCTCGCGGAACAACTGTTTGAGCAGTTGGAATTCCTCTGCCTGCGCTGAGTGCATCCTCTTGTGCACGGCGTTCATAACCTTGATGGCCTGATCGATCATCGCCATGACGGTGCCCACCGGCACGTCAGCACGCCCCTCGCCGACCTGGACCTCGGCCGTGCCGCCGATGCGCCGACCGGTCTCGGCCATGTTCTCAACGAGCTGCATCAGGGCCGCCATGCCCTGTGTCGAGTACGGCAGCGGCATCACGGCATCGCGGATCGGCTGGCCGTTGGTCTTGATCGGCGCGCCGCCTCCAGGTGGCACGCGGAATATGTTGGTGTTTTGCCTCCCCCCGCCGTCGGCCATCAGGAAGCCGGGGAAGTTTGCGAACATGCCGCAGTCAAGCATCTCGCGCCATGCGGCAGTGACAGCGTTCGTGGTGTTTCCGAGTACGTGCAGCAGTCCGATGTCATAGAAGCCCAAGCCTGGAATGAACGGGTATTTGACGAATCGCTTGCGGGCGATCGGCAGTGGCGCGTCGTCCTCACCGTAGTTGCGCACGACTGACAGCACCTCGCGCGAGGATTTGTCCATCGTCACCACGTAGGGTACTGCGAGACCGCTATCTTTGCGCTTGTGCTGGTGCTCGAAGCCCTTGATGTCGAGTTCGCAATAGGTCTCGTAGATCTCCCGCTCGCGATCCTCAGGGCGCTGCATCGAGTCCACAGCGATGCCCTGCTGCGCTCGCACTTCTTCCTGCAACGCATCGGTCTGCGGCATCACAGCATCGGAGAGCGTGATGTCGCGATAGACGCCCAGAATCTGCATGCGCTTGACGGTCGAGGGCTTCATCATCGATTTGTGCGTGACGCGCTGAGCGTTGGCCAGATCGGTGGCCGATTGGTTGACGATCAGGTCATCAGCGTCGACGGATTCTGAGACCGGGCGATTCCTCAGCGGGCACTTGTAGACTTTCTTGAAGCCGTCGCCACTGAAGCCTGCCATCAGCAACATGCGGTCCATGTCAGGGTAATACTCGGTCGCCACCGCCGTGAGGTAGTGATTAAAATCCTTCTCGAGCGCATTCGCCAATTGATCACTTTGCACGTCAGGCGAGGTCGAGTCGTTCCTGATCTTGACCGGCCCATCTGTCGGCAGGAACTCGCTGCGGGCGTTGGCGTTGAATCTCACGACTGCCTCGAGCAACAGCGGGTGTCGAACCTTGCTCATACCCTCCACGGGCGCGCCATCTGAAGCGCCCTGGACGTTCGGCAGTTCGATCTTAAGTCCTAGAAGTTTGATGCCCATTGCCCGGTCATCGATCCATTCCTGACGGGAGATCAGATCATCGGCGATACCGCGCAGCAGATCTTCGGTGATGCGGGATAGTTCGTCCTTGTCGATGCGGTCGGCGAGATTGTCGAACCATTCGACCGGCTTCTCTGGCTCTGCCGCGCTACCCAGCGGTTTGCCGTCGAGCGAGACAGTGATCGAGCCGTCACCGTGCTCGATACGGACGATGTTGTTTTTTTCATCAATGACCGGGGCATCGTCGGTGTTCGCGATCTCAACCTGGACGTCAGCAGGGGGCGGCAGCCCCGGCTCGGGGGACGGGACTAGGCGCAGGGCGGTGTTGGGGGCTAGGCCGGGCATGGGGCGCTGGCCTTGAACGCGGCGACCATAGCCGGCAGCTCAGCACGGTACTGCCGCGCGGCCGGCCTGATACCGCGATCCCAATACGACTTGATCAGCATCCGCTGCAACTGGCGACTGAAGCGTTTTGGCCCGATGCTTGGGCTCACTGCAACACCGCCCTAGGCGCTAGCGGCGCCATGTCGTCAGCCACCAACTTCGGCATGAACTCCTTGACAAATAACTGCATCCCACAAGTTGCCGCCTCGTCATCCGTGGGCGCCGCGATCTTGTACCGCCTTACGACTGCATGGGGGGGCTCGCCGCGAACGGTCACCAGGAAATTGTACGGTCGGAAGACGCGCGAGAGCAGATCGACCACGGCGGTGCATCTCGGCGTCACGCTCTGCGGCGTTACGATCATCGATGCGATCCGCCCGCGATCAGTACGGCAAAGGCGAGTAAGAGCCAGATCATCGCTTGCGCCCTCGCCAGTCACTCAGCGCCGTGTAAGTCGTCCAGATCGCGATTGCAATGAAGAACCAGGACATAAAAGCCCTCCTCAGCCTAATCCTACCTCAGTCAGAGCAGAAACCCTAGTTTCTGCATAAAGTCAATGGGGTCTTCTGCGTGCTTCTCCATGTTGCACGGTCGGCAGGTCAGTTGCAGGTTCCTGATCGCGTGCACGCCCCCCTTTGATAGCGGCTGGATGTGATCGATGTGTTTGTTATCCATCGTGATCTTGCATTGGCAGATGGCGCAGCGACCGCGCTGCTTAGCGAACAGATTCCGAATCTGTTCCTTGGTGACGGTTTCGACTTTAGCTTTTTTGCGTATGGCGCGTTGGCGCTTCGCATTTAGCCTAGACTGCTCCCTGTTATTTTCTCTCCAAATGCGAGCCCTTTCCAGAAAGTACGGCCTGAGAGTCTCCCTGTTCGCGCTGTAGCGTTGTCTAGCGCCCTGCTTCAGTCGCTCCGCGTGCCTAACGCGATATGCTTTCTTGGATTTATTGACAGACTCTCTATTCGCTTCGACGTAGGCGTTGTTCTTAGCCAGGAACTCTTCCTTGTTTTCGGAGCGCCACATCTTTCGCTCAGCGGCCCAGCAAGCCAAGCAGCGATATTCAAAATACCTGATCCCATATCTAGTTGCCCCGCACAGATTAAAATACTCAGTCGTCAGCGGTTTTTCTGCACCGCACACTGAACATTTACGAGATGCTGGTCGCCGTTTTTCTTCTGCGCAGACAAGGCATGTCATCCACCAGCGCTTTCGACCTAAGCGCATGCATAGGGTGAAGTTTTCCGTGGTTAACGGTTTCTCGATACCGCAAGCCTTGCATTTGCGCGTCTCAACGCTAGACTCTGTTCCGTCCATAGCCGTTTAGACTCCGTATATGGGCAAAGGGCCTCGGGGCGCTGATGACGCTGCCGAGGCCCGTTCATTTTAGCAGGTATAAAGCGGCTCGTCTCTGCCTCTGAAGGCCCGCTGCTCCTCAATATCGGCCTCGCGCTCTGGGCCTCTAACCAACAATCCCATGTCTCGTAATTTTCGCAAACCCATAGACGTCAAATCTACATATTCATCGTGGCGACCTTTTGGAAATTGGCCGACCTGCTTGATTACCCGATCGGCCCACGCCTTATCCGGTGCGTAAATAATGCCCTCGGCAAACAGATGCTGGACGCTATAGAGTCGCGCCGCTTTGTCCTGGCTCTTAGGATCGAACAATTCAACGCCGAAGCGCTCGCGGCTATAGAGCCTCCGAATTTCCTGAGCAACACTGATACCGGATGCTTTGTTTTCTATCACCAGTAGATCGACTTTGTATTTCATACACGTCGACGCAACCTTCGTCACAAGATCGTGCAACTCTAGGCGCTCGTCCCATGCATAAGTTAGCAGGACCTTCGGCGCGAACTCCGAATAAGTAGTGCTTACCCGCATAGGTTGCCCATCGGGACCCAAAAGTTGAGTTGGGGCGTCTGGTCTGTCATCCGAGTAAATCGCCCATATCATCATGCCGCTTGGGTCATTCAGTTCCGACTCTGTAAAGGCCGTGTCGACGACTCCCAGCACAAAATCAATATTCTTCGGATAACCTTCTCGATCCCATTTGATCCACCATTGAGATTTGATAATTCCGCCGCCCTTCGGCTCGGGGCGCTGCTGAATCTGGCCGGCGAAGATGTACGGCCCCATCGTGCGCTCAAGGCGCTTCAATGATTCTTCGTTGAACCGCTCGGGCCACAACAACTGACCCGCTTCAGTGCGCGGGTCTGTCCAACCGATCACCGTGTGAAACGATCGCTCCGGCTCATACCTGCCTGGCAGGCACAGGTGCGTCCAGCCGTCCGCTTCGTGCTCGAGAATGTGCCCGGTGAGGTCATCCTCGGCAAGGCGCTGCTGAATAATGACCCAAGCCGCGTGCTCAGGATCGTTGGCGCGTGTGGGCATCGCGGTCGTCCACCAGTCGATAGTCGTGGCCATGACGGCCTCGCTAGCCACATCATTGGCAGCGTTTGGATCGTCTATGCAAATAATATTTCCGCCCTCACCCGTGACGCCTGCTCCGATTGAAGTGATCAGTCGTTCGCCGCCTTTGCTGTTACTGAAACGGCTTTTTGTATTCTGATCGGATGCTAACTGAAATCTGTGCCCCCATAATTTCTGATAGAACGGCGACTCAATCAGCCGCCGGCACTTCACCGAATCACGCAACGATAGTTTATCGGCATAGGATGCGTACAGTAGCGGCACGCCAGGCCCTGATGTTGGGCTATCGAGAGGTTGCGCCCAGACCCACGCGGGAAACGCGACCGACAACAAAACTGACTTGCCGTGGCGCGGTGGCATGTTGATGATCAGCCGCCGTATCTTCCCGTCGACCACCGCCTGCAGATGCTCGCAGATCGCGTCGATGTGCCAGCCGTCGATCCACGGCGCTGGGTCAATGTACCTCCACGCCGCCTTCAAAAACTGATACAGACTCTCTTCGAAATCGGCACGATCCAAATCAATTAGCTGCGCCTCGGCGTCCACCGAGCGGGGGTCGAACTCGCGGGGGTTGAAGGCGGCGCTCACGCCGCTGGCGGCTCATCGACTGCGTCGGCGGTCGGCAGATCGTTCTGCATCCACAGCGCACGCGACAAATAGCCTGCGACCTCGATGCCGCTGGTGCGCTCGCCGAATCCGCGCACCTCCATCCTGGAGCCGTCGGCCGTGATGATGATGACGGTCTTCGTGGGCGTTCCGCGCGATTCCAGCATCGTGGCTAGTTCGCGCAGTTTAGCTGGCACGTCTAGAAACGATGTGCGCTTGATCTCGTGGACGTTAGTCATGAGCGGCGCTCTCCGAGGGAGACGGGGCATCGCGGAAGTCGCTCACGGTATCCACTGCCAGCACTGCCCGCGCCCAAAATCAGGGCGGTCCGATTTTCCATCCCACAATAGGATGTGCGAGCAACTGAACTGCTTACCGAAGTGATCGTACCCGGCGAGCGAGACTTCAAAGCCGTCGTGAACGAACACTATCGTCGCGGCAAACGCGCAGCCTGAATTAATCAGGCCGTACAGGTTCGATGGGCGCGGGGGCCAGAACCAGACTGGAGCGCCGATGACCGGGAGGGGGTTCACGCCTCCTCCTTCGCCAACCCAAACCCGACCGCCGCCTCGGTCGTCCAGTCGTAGACGCTCACGTCTCCTCCATCAATTTGCGAGGCTCGGAGCCTACACGGCGAAGCTCAGCCATCACCGCGTCGTGCCACACAATCCAGTCTTCGTTAGCGAAATCCTTAGTGCAAGAGAGCCCGCGCCACGGGCCCTTGTACCAGCGAATAGTTTGATCCTTACCGCTCAGCCAGAAGTTCGGCCCGTGGTCTTGCGGGTCGTCCTCATAATCGAACACGTAATATCGAAAATGAACTGCGCCTAAATCAGCGTTGTCGGCTCGATGATTGGCTTGCTTCTGGTTCACGTTCCAATAGACGCGATCCCACTCATCAATGATCCCATGAAACATGGACTCCACCCAGTCCGGAAGTGCATAAGCGCCACAAGGTTGGCCGAATATCATCTGCCCCATCTCTGGCATATAACGCATGTTCACCCCTCCTCCCCCTCCGCCTCAATCTGCGGCACGACGCCCGTTCCCACTGCGAAGGTCATTTTTCTTGACGGCTGCATTAGCTTAGCTTCTGTCCAGCCTTTACGATACCGCCAAAGCATAACGCTGTATGGGATATCAAATCTTTTCGCCCAATCCGCCAAGACTAACGTTTCACCATTGAAATCGATCTTGATGTTGTTGCGTCGGTTTCGATTCTGTTCCTTCAAAGTTGCCCAACGACAATTACCGGGCTCATAATTTCCATTATTGTCTATTCGATCAATCGAAGTGCCTTCCGGAGGATCGCCCATGTCCTCTAAAAAATTGTCGAAAATTTGCCAACGTTCACAGACTTTAATCCCGCGCGCTCCATAACGTTCGTAATTGATCACGTTGGGATTTCTGCACCGACTGAGCATATGATTCCACACGCCATATGTCTTAGTACGCTTTCCTGGCAAAGATCTTTTGGTGTGCCCGTGTCTAGTTCGAGAATTAGAAATTCTTTCGTTTTTCCAGCAGCCACAGCTCAAACTTTCTTCTCGAAGCAAACTCCCTTTAGCAACGAAGCTGGTTACCCCGCAATCACAAACACATAGTTGGTAGATCGCCTTCCCTTTGGTCTTGATCTGATCGAGTGCCGTCCAGCGCGCAAACTTTCTTCCGGCAACAATCGGCTGGGTCCTTCTGACTCTCGGCATTACATTTCTTCTGCGGCTGAATCTCCCTCTATTATAGTTGATGTTTCCAGAGAGACAAGCCCTGCGGGTGAAGAAACGGCGCTCTGAATGATCATCCGAAGTTGAGCTCGCTGTTCCCATGAGAGCTTCGACGAATCAATCACATTCCCCCTCCCCTTCCTATCATCCGTCACCTCCAGCTTCTGCGCCGGGGGGCGCCACTCCTCGCCACCGCGGCGGTTCATCACTTCAATGGCGGCTTTCACCGCTACGCGATCATTCGTGCTAGTTGCGATGCGCAACAGATTCGCCGCGACCTGCGACACGACTTCCGCACTCCCCGCGGCATACTCCGCCCCATAGTACATTTCCATCTCCGGCTGCGACATCTCCAGCAGCACGGCCACGACATCGCGCGGTATCCCCAGCGCCCCGAACGTCTTCGCCTGCCGCGCGAAGATCGGTGAAGGGTGCTCGCCGGCGGTGGCCAGCAACTCTCGCCGCTCGGCGCCCGCGCGTTCGATCTCGGCTACTTGTGAGCGCCACCATTGATCAAGAAACTCGCGGTCGGACTCCGGGGGAGTCACCCAAGGGTCAACAGGCGCCGACGCCGCCCATTGATCAGGCGCGCCAGCCCAAGGATCGCTCGCGGCCTTCGCTGCCTCGGCCTCAAGTTTGGCCCGGCGCTTAGGTCTACCGGCCATCGCCGCTCACCTGCGCAAGTAACGCCATGGCACGCTCAGCCTCCTCGGCGGGATTCCTGCTGTTTCGAACCGCAGAATATGGCGGCGTGGCAACCGGCGCTACTCCCCTCGGCGGGGGCACCGTGATCTTCGAAAGGCCGTGACGGTCCTCCGCCAGCCGTCGAAAATACATCGACAAGCTCACCTGTAGCGTTTCCGCATCCATTTCGCAGCGTTTAAGCAGCGGATCTGGCAATGTGACGGTGATTCGCATCATTTACGCCTCTCATAAGCTGTGAGACTTCATCATAGATGATGTGTCGGCGTTGTCAATATGCTGTATAGGCGCAGCGTTTATTTCACTCTGGTGCTGTTGCTGCATCGCACCATTTCACCCCGAAGTTTTTGGGTATGTTGATATGGGGCACAGGACCGGTCTTTGGGTCCTTCGATCCTGCCAAAGGGGGGGGTGTACCCCTCGAATGCCTGCCACACACTGCGGGCTGCTTTCCCATCCGTCTATCCCTCAGCTGCCTAGGGCTTAGGATGCAGCCGAGCGCGAGAGGGCGCAAGCCGGCGCGGCGCGCTCGCTTAGCCACCCACGCTAGTCGGTTTGACATAATAGATCTTATGCGTAGTATCGCTGCGATGAACAATGTAATGAAATCAATCACATAGTTGCATTTCACTCTAAGACTATGATTATAAACAATGTTCACAGAGTGTTGTCCGAGAGCGACAGCCACAGGCGTTACGGTCTAGGCCACAAACCGTAACAAGACCGTAACTCCCAAGCCATTGATTCTACACTCTTGTTACAGTGTTACAGTAGTTACAGTATATATATCCGTATACATACGCGCACCCGCACGCGCCTACGCACGCGCACAGAGCACTCTAGGCGAACAGGGGTGAAACGTGTAACACCGTAACAATTCATCGCCTATAGACCCTAGTAATCACACCGCTGATGCGTTCTACGCGACACGAAAACCCTATAGCTCTCAAACACTTAGCTATTCGTATGGCGTCAGACTGACACTGTTTTGACCGTTCGATCTTAAGACATTCTGTTGCTAGGTCCGAGACCGTAACAATGGTGCGCCCTATGCAAAATGACTGGATTGGTTCGAGCCACATATCAATCTCCTGGCGTTCTGCCTGCTCTGCTGCGGTCTCGTCGACAGGCATCTCGTGCCACGAAGCGCCGGCTTTGAAGGCGGAGGTTGCTTCCGCGAACAACTGCGCTCGCGCGCTGCTGAGCGCATCGAGATTGATATCGGCACAGCGAACCGGCCAATACCTGCGCACTCCGCGTGAATCCTTTAGGTATTCGTCATTTTCCGAAGTGGCCACGAAGATAGTCACGCGCGGGTGATCCTCGGCGTGTCTGCCGTAGGCAACTCGATACGGATCCGAGCGCGTCGTGATGGCCGAAATAATCTGCGTGTGCTCGCGCCGGCCGAAGCCGACCATGTCTGGGATTTCGACCAGCCATGCGCCTTGAATGACTTCAAGGAATTCCTTCGAACCAAATGCCTGCGGCGCAGCGCGATACCACTCGCCGCCGAGCACCGCAAGCGCAGAGGATTTGCCGCGCCCCGAGGCGCCCTCGAGCACCGGCATGTGATCAGCCTGACAGCCGGGCTTGTAAGCGCGGGCGACCATACTGACGAGCCAGTTGCGGCCTGCGGCTTGGGCGTATTCAGTATTTGGTGCGCCGAGGAAATCGCTGAGCCAATTGGATAACCTTGGCTCGCGGTCCCAAGCAAGCGACTCGAGCCAGTCAACGACCGAGTTGCGTGCGTTGTTGAAAGCGGCGAGTTCAACAGCGTGTTGCACGACTTGCAGCCCGATCTTCGAGAGCTTCAGAGATTGCTGCAGCCATTCTAGGAGGCGCAGATCATCGACGTCGCGCCATGGCCCTGCGATGCCGTCATGTGTCTGCATGATTTTATTGCGGAACGAATCGAACCAGATTTTACCGGCAGTCATCGGGTGCTGTGCGAGCACGCGCGCCGCGTTGCCGATAGTAGGATGCGGCACGCCGCCGCTATTGCACTCAAGCGCGAGCGATTGCCAAGTTACCGCGACTGATTCGCCGGCTTGTGCGATCGGCGCCACGCCATTATGTTTGCGACCAGTCTTCGGCTCCTCAACCACCCGGGCGTGGTCCGCTGCCCACTGGACCACGCGACCTTCATCCCAGCCCTCAGCGACGTAATGCGGGAGGTCTCGGCCGACGGGCTCATCGCTGGCGTTGATGATGCGCACCCGCTGCGCGATGTCGAAGACGCAGCCCGCTATCGCCGCAGCCCATGTCGCGCCGTCCGCACCGCCAGGCGCCCAGATATCGATTTGACGACCCTTAAGCTCGCGAAAGTCGGTTTGCGTGGGGGGGCCGTCGCAGCACACGCTCACGTAGTGCGGAAGTAGGAGTGTGGCGGCGCCCCGGGCCTTAGGCGATGAAACAAACAGCACTTGAGCCTCAGGCTCGCTAACGAGAATAGCAACGCCGTCAAGCGCGACACGCGCCTTGGCCACGGCGGGAACTACGCCGCTGTGCTATTATTCGTGGTTCTGGGTTTCTTGCGCAGCGGTACGTCCCCGCTGCCAAACTGACCGTGCAAATGCACGGCGACGAAATTCGACAGGCTCCGCCCCTCTTTCGCTGACAGCGTCCGCAGTGTTGCAAACAGCTTCGGCGTCACATACACGGTAAAACCAGGTAAATCCGTGGCCATTGTTATATTCCCTGTCTGTCATAGGCTGTCAGTGCCTAGCAGGGACAGTTATAGGCCGTCGGGGGGTTTAGGTCAATGGGCGCAGCTGCCCTTCATGCCGGTTTGCTCCATTTGGTTAAGCCACATCGCCGACATTCCACCGCTTGTATTTTATCCGGTCCAAAGAAAGCACCCGGACACGGGATGTACCATTTATGAATTCCAAGCCAGCATAAAATTGAACGCGGGGATTCCTTGAAGCGCTCGCCGCAATTGGTACAAACGAATGCACGCTCTGAATTCGCAGCCCAGCACGTTTGGCAGACCTTTGCATGTAAAGTCATAACTTCCTTTTTCACGTTCGAACTTCCAACGAAATTATCCGTCGCGCGTCCTCAACCGACCGCGCGACCCCAGCCCGTCCGCCAGACGCCAACACTAGGTCGATGAAGGCTTGCTGCGCGGGGCGGATGCGGTCGCGGCCGAATTTTACTTCCACGCCGCTCCACACCGCGATGCCGTTGGTGACACTCCAACCCGATAAATCCGGGTAGCCGGTGGGCCCGAGTTTGACGGGATAGTAAGGCGAGAGCGTGAGATGCGTCGCTGTGCGCCTCACAATCGAGCCGCCCCATGCCGATCCGCTGTTGAAGCGCCACAGCCGAACGTGGGGGCCTGTCGACAGCGCCAGCATGATCTCGGCCTGGAGGTCGGAGGCGGTCATGGTGGCTGTGCGCTGGCTCGGAGAGTTGGGTTCGAACCAACGTTACGAGAGTCAAAGTCTCGTGTCCTCCCGATTAGACGATCTCCGATCATCCCTTCACGCACACGATCTGCCGCAGCTCAGCAACTACATCGATCAGATCGCTCTGATTATCGATGACTTCCTGAATAGATTTGTACGCCTCAGGAATCTCATCGATCACATCAGCGTCCTTGCGGCATTCGACGCCAGCGGTCTGTGCCTCAAGGTCCGCTACGCTATATCGGCGCTTTGCTTCGCCACGACTCATTCGCCGACCCGCGCCGTGCGAACACGAGCAGAACGATTCCGGGTTGCCCTTGCCACGTACGATGAAACTGCGGGCGCCCATTGAGCCAGGAATGATCCCCATGTCGCCCTCGCGTGCGCGGACAGCGCCTTTGCGCGTCACATAGACGTTCTGGCCGTAGTGGTTCTCAATCGCGACGTAATTGTGGTGACAGTTAACTGCGTGCTCGCTGGTCACCACGGCTACGCCTAGAGCCTCGGAGACGGCGCGTATAGCACTATCCATCATGATCGATCGATTGGCCTGCGCGAAGTCCTGCGCCCAACTCACCGCCTTCCAATAGTTTCCGAACGCATCGGTGCCTTCCGGCAAGTAGGCTAGATCAGGGTCGGCCAGATTGATGTGCCAGCGCTCCATTTCGGACTTCGCCTTGGCGATGAAATAAGTCCCAAGCCGATTGCCGATACCACGGCTCCCGCTATGCAGCATCAGCCACACGCCGTCGTTCTTATCCAGGCAAAGCTCGATGAAGTGGTTCCCAGTCCCGAGGGTGCCAAGGTGGCGCTCCGCATTGACGTGCCCGGCCATCGCCTTTGGCTCATTCTCGGCAATAGCACGGAAACGCTTGTCCTCGGCCAGTCCCTTGAAGATTTCGGAGATAGCAGGCGGTACATCGTTCCAGGCGCCGCGATCTCCCTTGCCGCCGTTATCGGTACGGCCATGTGGGATCGCCGCCTCAATCGCAGTACGCGCAGCGTGGAGGCTATCCGGTAGTTGGTCTGCTCGCAGGTTCAGCTTATGCGCAACCATCCCGCAGCCAATATCTACGCCGACCGCAGCCGGGACAATTGCCTTGATGGTAGGTATCACGCTGCCCACGGTCGAGCCCATACCCCAATGAACATCTGGCATGACAGCGATGTGCTTATGGATGAACGGCAGCGTCGAAAGGTTATGCAACTGCTTGAGCGCGGATTCCTCAATGTCAGTCGTCCACACCTTGACTCGCGCGCAGCCATCATCTTTGAAAGTCGTTTGAATCGGCATATCGCCCTCCTAAATGGTCGGGGTGGCTGGAATCGAACCAGCTACTCCCTGGTTCCAAGCCAGGATGTCTACCAATGACTTACACCCCGCGATTCGCTCATCTCACCGCCCTCTTAGCCATTCGTGCCGCATAAACGTGGTCGGCCCAAAAACTCGAATATCCCTTCCTGCGCGCAATCTCGCGCAACTGCTCTAATGATTGCGCCATGCCCTGTTCGTGCCGCGCTTCCTTGCGAGCAATCATTTCCGGCGTGATCTCGACGAGCTCTCCTTCGCGCTCATCAACCATTGAACGCGGCGCGACCGCGAACGGCTCTCCGCAGTTGGAGCACGAGAGGGCGCGGGCTGAGCTGGCGGCGAAGCATTTGGGGCAGACGCGGACTGATAGAGATGCCGTTTTCGTTTTCTTGTCCTCACTGTATGTCAGCGCCCATTCGCGCGGCTCATCTATCAATCCAAATTTGATAGTCATACCAACGTGGTCGAGGATAGTAAGCTCCTTTTTTCCCGGCCATGTGCGCAGTCCGCGCCCGACCTGCTGAATATATAGACCGAGCGATTGCGTCGGCCTCAAAAGTATCACACACTCAATAGCATTGATCGAGAGTCCCTCCGCGCACAAATCAACGTTGCACAAAATTTGGATCGCGCCGCGCTCAAAATCCGCAATGGCCCCGTCGCGCACTTCATCAGCAAATGTTCCGTCAATATGAACCGCTGCATAGCCTGCATCGCGGAACTGCGCCGCCACATGCTTACTGTGCTCAATGGAGACACAGAACACAATCGCGCGCTTGCCGTCGCACAGCTTTTGATACTCGGCGACCGCTGATCCAGTGATAGACGGCTTGTCCATTAACTGCGTGGCTTCGGCGGTTACATAATCGCCCATGCGAGTGTGCAGTCCAGACACATCTACCGTCGCCGGCACAAAGGTACGGAATGGCGACAAATAGCCTTCTGCAATCAGATCGCGAATCGAGAGCCCAACTACCATTGCGCCAAAGTAGTCGGCGAGCCCGCGCGAGTCTAAACGAATCGGGCTCGCCGATAATCCCACCATGTAGCAACGGCCTATTTTCGTGAGCACATCGGACCAGGACTTGCAGGGCAGGTGATGGCACTCGTCTTGGGCAACTAGGTGCGGCTTCTCAAGTTTGTCTATTCGACGCGCGAGTGTATTAACGCTGCATATCTGCACCAGTTTCCACGGTTGCATTGTTCGGCCAGCAGCGATCACGCCGTAGTCTAAACCGAGTTCTTTAAATACGTTCTCGGTTTGGCGGATCAATTCGCGCCTGTGGACAATGAACCAGCAACGGTGGCCAGCGTTAGATGCCTTGAGCAGCATGAATCCGGTGGCGAGGCTTTTACCGCCGCCTGTAGGTAGATACCACAATACAGATTTTACCCCGCGCCGGAAATGCTCGCGGATCGCGTCTATGTTGGATTGTTGATGATCGTACGGCTGGAGCATGGGTCACCGTGCTGATTGCGGCCAATGACTGGTGTGACAGAAAGCACTTTCTCCATCGGCCATCCACGCCGGATGCGACCCAATAACGTTTGCACGTGTATTTCCAAATAGCGCGCCCAGTCTGAAAGACACAGCGTCCTATCTTGCCACGTAAAAATCACATTCAGGCGTTACTCAATTGTGCTCATAGAGCCATCCCGGTCTGCAACCCGGATCAGATGGACATACCGGGCAAGCAACCTTCTCATTTGCCGTCCACTCGGCGCCGCATTTGTCGCAAGACTGCATTTCCATCGCAGTGCCAATGATGCCGACGATCTGGCGGAATTCATGCACCGATAAAACCTTGCGAGCGCGGGCAAGATCGGCATGATCTTGAATGATCTTCCAAGCTCTATCGGCAGTCTGCGTATTCAAGGCTTTTCTCCTAGGCGGGAAGGTTGCCGCGCTCAGATTCGTTATCCGCTGCTGCGCGCGGACCAAATCCGAGCCCGTCATCCCATACCCTGAAAAGGCCGCGTTCGCATGCAACGACTAGAAAGTCGCCGCGATACGAGGCAACGCCGACGATCTTCCCGCAAATGTGCAGCGGTAGGATGTCGCTCAGATCCTCAGTACAAATCACGGTTTCTCTCCTCCGTGGAGTGGGTAGTGGCCGCGCGTGCCGATATCAGCCCATTCACCAGAGCTGGGCCCGTTGCCGATGAAGCACTGTCCCTCGATCTGCCGCAGATTGGCCCGCGTATTCGCATCAGGACCATGCCAGCCGGTTCCACCGCAGACATTGCACGGGCCCATGTCAATAGGCTGGCCCCGGCAGTCGCAGCCCCCTGAACCGTTGCAGCACTCGGTTTCCCATCGACCGCCGATGCAGTTACGGCATCTAACCATCCCGTCATGCATGCTTTTCTCCCTGTGGCAAACATTGTTTCCGAAGCGACCGATCACACGGAGGATACGGAACATTCCTGATGAAGTGATCGACTCGATCACGCATAACCGGATAGCCTTTCCGTTTCCACTGTCGAGCCTCGATCAGTAACTCGATTGCTTCCACAATGTGCTTCCTCAGCGTAGTGATTTCCTTGACCGCATTGCAACTAGCGCAGACACCGCAATCGCCAGTGAAGCAGCGGCGTGCCTCGGACTTCAGACGTTGAGTAATGTCATTCATTCTTCATCCGCCCCATCGCCGCCCTCTCCCGCCACTTCGCAAGCGCTTGAACGTCGGCATAGACGGCATCTTTGTACACCGTCCCGTCAAGCTCTCCGCTACGCACGGCGTTGATCTCTTCTTCATCGAAGACCTGAACCTCGAGCCAGTCGGTCATGTTAGTGCGTTCCTCGTTTTCTTTGTGCCAGTATCAGCGGGCGGATCTTATCGATGTAGTCTTCCACGTCCTTATCCTCTACGAGCATTGTGCCTAGCGGCTCGCCGCCTGGAAGATCGCATTCTTCAAGGTCATTCGGGTCGATGCCAAATACTTGCACGTCCATAATGTGCAGGTTGAAGTCTCCCGTCACGTCCACGGTAACTGTGCCGCCCTCGGAGTACGAATACAGCGTTACGCGCTGATCGGTCGTCTTGAGGCGATAGAGCAGATTCGGCGGCCATCGGTCGGTCATTGCCTTGATGACTGGCGGCCGGCTATCAAGCCATGCCCGCTGCTCTGGGGAGATCTCAAATAACTTGGCCATCTTAGGGTCCTTTCATATTGGTGCCACGGGCTGAGAATCGAACTCAGCGACCAGGAGATTACGAGTCAACTGCTCTACCACTGAGCTACCGCGGCGCTCACGCATCCCGTATCTTTCGCGTCAGACCCAACGCCTGCAACGTTCGCTCACTCGCGCTCGGTCTCTTGCCGTTCTGCAACAATGACAAAGTGCTGTAATTCACACCCAGCGCCCGCGCTGCTTTACGCAGCCCCCCATGCTTTTTGACGGCGGCACGTGCGCGTTCTGTGACGATGTTCATGAGCCGACCATACATCAAGTGTTGACATATCGCAATGCTTCGTGTAGCGTCCGCAAACAGTTTCACCCTACACGCACCGGAGACACCAATGGCCATCCGTTCCCAGTCCACCGCATTGACGACCGAGAAGAAAGCCCGCAAGCCGCGCACTGCCGTCGCCAAGCATTATCTCGCCAAGCTATACGGCGCCGAGACGCCAGTCATCGTCGTCGCAAAGTCCGAGGCCGACGCTATCAATGCCTTAGTCACGCTCCGCGCCGCCAGTTACGAAGACATGATGACATCCGGGCGACTAGATCATCCGGTAGTCGATGTGACGAAGGGGCAACAGACCGCAGGCGCCAATCCGAAGCCCACGGCAACGCTGACGTTTGGCAGTGCGGCGAGCGAGAAGACGGAGTGACAAAGGAGACCGATATGGCGACTAAAAAATCTAGTGGCGAACGCGCAGTGGTAGTAACGACCAGTCACCGAGGCGTGTTTTTCGGATATGCCACCGACACAGTCGGTGCAATTATCCATCTGCGGGCTGCACGTAACTGCTTGTACTGGCCCGCAACACAGAAAGGCTTTATCGGGCTCGCTGCAAACGGGCCAGTGAGCGGCGCTCGCATCGGGCCATCGGCAGATATCGAGTTGCGCGATATCACCAGCGTGTCGGTGTGCACGTCTGAAGCTATCGCTGCTTGGGAGAAAGCTCCGTGGTCGACCTGATCCGAGGCGCGGTTCCAGAAGTTTTTAACGGCTCCGGCTCCGGCTCCGGCTCCGGCTCCGGCTACGGCGACGGCTCCGGCGACGGCTCCGGCTCCGGCTCCGGCTCCGGCTCCGGCTACGGCGACGGCTCCGGCTACGGCTACGGCTACGGCTACGGCTACGGCGACGGCTCCGGCGACGGCTACGGCTACGGCTCCGGCTACGGCTACGGCGACGGCTCCGGCGACGGCTACGGCTACGGCTACGGCTACGGCTACGGCTACGGCGACGGCTCCGGCGACGGCTACGGCTACGGCTACGGCTACGGCTACGGCTACGGCTACGGCTACGGCTCGTATTGGCTGCTCTGCATCCAACACTTCGCAGCCAAATGGAATGACTGGCAGAAAAGGCGCTTGGCCGAGTTACAGGCCGCTGGTGCCAAGATCGCATTCTGGCGATCCGATAAGGACGGCCGAGCCTGTCAAGGCGGCAGGAACGATCCTGTGAAGCCTGGGACGGTAGAAAAGGTCAACGGACCGCTGCGCATCTGCACTACGAACGCATTGCACGGCACGCTTCTTCCGCCCAAGTGGCCAGGCGCGCGGCTTTGGGTCGTGGCGCTCATTGGCGAGATCGTCGGCGACGAGGAAAAGTACGGCGCGCTGGAGCGGGAAGTGATTGGCGAAGTGGTGCCGGAATGAACGCGCGTCTCTCAATCGCCGCTATACTCGCCCTCCTCCTCGCCGGATGCGGCGGAGGGGGCAGTGGGTCGGCCCCTGCGGACCCCACAGCGGCCGCTGCGCCTGCGCCGGCTCCCACCCCTACGCGTGCCCCAACCCCGACCCCCGCGCCTCCCCCAGCGCCCCCTGTAGCGCCTGCGCCGGCTCCTAAGCCCCCCGTTGCCCCCATCCCAGCCACCGGCACCGGCGGCATTTGGACGTCGACGGGCAGCGATCTCTTATTCACCAGTCCTGCCACTGAGGAGGCGCAGTGGTCTGGGCCGCTCGACTTCTATTACGAAGCCTTCGTCGCCGCCTGCGGGACCACCGACGTCGGATTCACTGGCAAACTCACCGCCAATGGAAACGCCCTCAACGGTACAGGGCAGCAGAGCAATAATGACTGCTCGGCGCCCATCGATACCGCCGATGAGTTCCAGGGAACAATCGTTCCAGGGCGCTCCCTCACACTCACGATCATCGACAGTATCGGCGCGCAGTCCACGATCAATTGGGCCTTCGACAGCCTCTACCTACACCCCTCGAGCCTCGCGGGCCTAGCCGGCCAATGGGAGATGTCGGACTCCAGTATTTGGAGCATCGATTCAGGGGGCGCAGTTTCCGTAAGCAATGTGGTTTCTACCTATGCCGGATGCACCGTTACGGGTCAGATTTCGATCATCAATGCGCAGTTCAACCTCTACAGTTTCGTCGTGCGGTGGACTAACTGTCCGTCCGGCCCTGGCGAGCAGGGGCAGACATGGACGGGGTTTCTCGCGCTGGATTCTGACGTGACGCCGGCAGAACTGCTGGGCGGCGGTGTGGCCGATACCGGCGACGGTGGCGCGCTTAATCAGTCGCTGATCGCGTTGGGGATGCCGTGATCCACATTATCGCCATCATCGGGATCGTGGTGGGCATTGTCGCAATGGTCGTGTTGTCGATCAAAGCGGAACTGGATTTCTACGAAGACCGTAACCGCCAGTTCGATGAATTCATGGCCTCACGCCCACCACCGACGCCTGAAGATCCGGCGCATGAGGCGAAGTATCGGCATTTGCGGTCAGTCCCCAGACAGAGGTAAACCCATGACTAACACCAAAGACATCGCGCAACTGATCATCGATGAGTCCAAGTTCCCCGATTACCTTGGCCGCTGGTCAGATTTCTGCCGCCGAAACGGATTCAACCGCCATCAGGTATTTCATTGGCGCAAGAAACTTGGGCTTGCGCTTAGGGCGCCTGCGGGTGCAGCGTTGTCTCCTAGAGACGGAGGACAGTCATGACTTGGGATGATGAAATTCGAGTAGGGCTGCCGGAACTAGCATTCGCTGAATCGTTAATTGAGACCATCAACGGTTGCCCGAATCTCAACCGGATGCGCGAAGCCATTCTGAAGGGCCAGCAAGATAGCGCGCTCATTCGCAACGCAATGATTACCGCCGAGATTCATGGATTCTCTGGCGAGGACAAGTACACCTATCTGGCTTACCACGCGCTCGTCATGGCTGAAAAACAGCACAAGGAACTGCGTAAGTTGTGGAATCTGCTGCCGATTCCGCAGGTTGTAATGGCACCGGACTCCGCGCCTCGGGAGAGAGCGAAGTGATCTGCATTGAGGACTATAGCGATCTGATCCCAGCACGCGCTGGAAAGATCGTGGGTGTGGCCTCATACCGTGGAGACTTTCTCGTCATAGCATGCGAATACGGTGTATATCGGCTTTGGGATGATGGCTTTGGCGTGCAAGTAGCCCCAGGCGTCGAATCGGACATGAGCTTGACTCCCAGCGCAGGAGTCAACGATGGCAAATGAAAGCGAACTAGATGATGCCCTTAAGCTGGCTGACAAGCTGCTGGACGAACCAAATGCCGATCCTGACGACGATCTGCGGGTACTGGCGCGCCAGCTTCAGCGTGAACATGAAGCCCATGCGCGTTACGAGCGAACTCTTTGGCGTGCGAATGGCCGGCTGATGCAGCTTGATCTTGAGCCTGAAAAGCTGGCATCCGCACAAACCGTGGAGGGGCCATGACCGTAAACGAACTCCCATTCAAAGAGCCAGATGCCGCCATGCTAAAGATGATCGAGGACTTGAACGCGATGATCGATAATGCGGTGTTCGCCACAATGGCTACGGGAAGTAGCTACATCAAAGTCAGTTGGAACGGCGAGCGCATGATGGCTGAGGCGATAACACAAAAGATGCTTCAGTCAGTCCGCGACCGGATATTTCCATGAGCCTTCCCTTCTCAGCCTTCGTCGCCCACTACGGCCGCTATCCCGTCACCAGCTGGGATGCCGCATGGCTTGAGGGTTACGCGCAGGCGCAAGTCGATCGGCCGCAGATATGCGTGTACTGCCGCACCGAACATGCGGCGACGGCGGCGTGCGCTGACGGGATGCAGCGGCGGCCGCCGGCGAGGACGGCATGAATACCGCAGCCGAACCCATCCGCGTCGGCGTCGAATCGCGGATTCCTCGCGCCGAGTACGATCCCATCAAGAGCGTGAGCATCACTCGGCTGAAGGAGCTGCGCCGCTCGCCGCAGCATTATCAGTACTCGCTTGAGCATCCGAAGAAGTCCGGCGCTCTCACCTTGGGCATAGCTGCCCACATCGCTGTGCTTGAACCGGATCGATTCGCAAATGAGTTCGCAATTTGGGAGCGCATTACCGATGCTGGCGCCATGGCTCCGCGACGCGGTCAGCATTGGGACGCATTTCGCGCATCGTATGCAGACAGAACAATCCTGACTCCAAAAGAGGCCGGCTTGTGTCAGCAGATTGCGGGGGCAGTCCGTAACGATGCGCTTGCCATGAAGTATTTAGCGAGCGGCGACCCAGAGGTCACGTTGTTGTGGGAGACGATGGGCCGACAGTGCAAGGGTCGCTCCGATTGGCTTACGCGTATTGACGGCAAGCCATACATCGTCGGGCTGAAGACGGCACGCGACTGCCGGCCATTTGTATTCGGTGCGCAATGTGCGAAGCTTGGCTATCATCTGCAATTCGCGTTCTATCACGACGGGTATGAGGCGATCTCTAGTGTGCGGCCGACTCTCGTTGAGATAGTCGTGGAATCGGCACCCCCACATGCCGTTGCCGTCTACCGCATTACTGACGATGTGCTGGCGCAAGGGCGCGAGGAATACCTGCGATTGCTCGAGTTGCTCGCGAGGTGTGAGGCCGAAAATTATTGGCCCGGTCCTGTTCCGCAGGAAGAAGATTTGACGCTTCCGACATGGGCATATACCGGCGGCGATGACGATATCGAAGAGTTAGGACTCATTGGCGCAGAAAGGGGGAATTCATGAACGACGAGCCGCGAAAACTCAAAAAGCCGAGCGTATACGACGAACTGTACCCCGGCCGATTCATCCGCGCCGCCGAACTGCTCGGCAAAAAGGTCACGCTAGCGATTAGCGATGTCGATATCGAAGAGCTCCAGGGCGACGACGGCGCGAAGAAAATAAAGGCCATAATCTCTTTCAAGCAGACAGAGAAAAAACTCGTTGCATGTAAGACTAATGGCTGGTGTTTAAAGGAAATGTTCGGCAAGGAAATCGCCAACTGGATCGGGAAACGGATCACGCTATTCGAGGACGTCTGGAACGGCGAGCCTTGCATACGGGTTTGGGGCTCGCCTGACATTCAGGAAGAATTCGAGGTGACGGTCACGCTTCCGCGCCGCCGACCGTTCAAAAAAGTCATGCACAAAATTACGGCGCAGCCACACCCACAGGAGTCCACCTCATGAGAATCGCCCTCTACAAAATCGTAGGCTGTGACACCACAGTCGTTAGGGACGTGAGCATGGAGCCGTACATGTCCTGCGTAGTCCGCGTTAGCGAAGCGGTGAATGTGGAGTTTTCGCCAAGGATCGGCAGCGAAGCGGTGGCCGAGGAAATCAACCTGCTCGATGCCGAGATCGCGGAGAAGACGCAGGTGTTCGCCGAGGCTATCGACAAACTCAAGGACGCCAAGGCCAAGCTGCTGGCGATCACGCATGTGCCGGCACCGGGTGCCGAGTCAGCGGAGCGGATGCAATAAGCCGTGACCCACGCCGAAGACACCGCTCGCCTCGAGGCTCTAATCGAGCAGCTCTGCCGCTTGCAGTACCGTCAGTTCAAGATTCTGCACGGCCTGATCAACGGCCAGATCGAGGCGAGGCTCGAGGCGCGGCGCGGACACAGTGCAACGCGTGCGGTGGTGTTCAATGCGTTTGCGGACGACCGCTTTGCGCCGCAGGCGCGCGGGCTTACGCTGATACCGCGGCAGACGTTTGGTGAGAGATGAAAGACGCGGCGATGAGCGATTAGAATTGGATCAGGAAGCATAGGTTTTAACAGGAGATTGAAATGTCGAAATTGAACAAGGGTCAAGTGCGCCAGGGCGATGTTTTGCTGGTGGCGGCGAAGGTTGCCGCAGGCGAGGCTGAACCCATCGCCAGCGATGGCTCAGTGGTGCTAGCACACGGCGAGGTTACCGGGCATCGCCACCGCTTCGAGCGCGCCTCAGAAGCCCAGGCTCTTACCGGCTCTGTCATCAGGCAGCTCATCGTGAATGTGCCAGCTGCGCTTTTACACGAGGAGCACTCGCCGCCGACCGTTGAGCCGGGCATCTACGATCTGCCGGCGCAGGTTGAGTGGACAGACGCCAACGAGCCCAGGAAAGTGGAGGACTAAGCGATGGCAACTGAAATGGAGCGGTATGTCAGCGCATGCGACTTTCCGGGCATTCTGGATGAGAGTGCCGTTGAACGCGCGCTGACGGCCTATTGTAAGGCTTTGGGAGTAACCCGCCAGATAGTGCGGTTGCGGCAGGGATGGTCTCTGGATGACTACCCGTCGCTTAGGCGCTATGTCGATAGGGTGCTCGATGATTTCGCGAAGCGAAATCCTAGCGCCCTCGCCGCCCGCGACGCCCTCGACGCCCTCGACGCCCGCGACGCCCGCGACGCCCGCGACGCCCTCGACGCCCGCGACGCCCGCGACGCCCTCGACGCCCGCGACGCCCGCGACGCCCTCGACGCCCGCGACGCCCGCGACGCCCTCGCTGCCCTCGACGCCCTCGCTGCCCTCGACGCCCGCGACGCCCTCGCTGCCCGCGACGCCCGCGACGCCCTCGACGCCCGCGACGCCCGCGACGCCCTCGCTGCCCGCGACGCCCTCGACGCCCGCGACGCCCTCGCTGCCCTCGACGCCCTCGCTGCCCTCGACGCCCGCGACGCCCTCGCTGCCCGCGACGCCCGCGACGCCCTCGACGCCCTCGCCGCCCGCGACGCCCTCGCTGCCCGCGACGCCCTCGACGCCCTCGACGCCCTCGCCGCCCGCGACGCCCTCAGTTCAATTCACCGCTTTGCGGCTTGGTGTATCCAAGCTAATGGCTGGTGGTGGTGGCGATTCGATATGGCTTTTCTTGCTACAACGCATTTCGGCGCGTTGCAGAAAAAAAAGCCCGATGTTCTGAAGTGGACGCAGCCTGTATTGGATGCCTACCTGTCAGGCTGCTGGACGCTGCACTGGACCGATGACACGTTGTTTTGGGTAGCAAAGCCGACGGTGCATGTCGAAAAGATTCCTAACGGCAGGCGCTTGCACAATGATCGTTACGCGGCGTTGGAATCAGATGTAGAGAACGTGTATTTCTGGCACGGCGTGTTGGTTCCGGCCTTTGTCGTCGTTCGCCCAGACTGGATCACGCTCAAGCATATCGAGACTGAGGACAACGCCGAAGTCCGTCGAGTAATGATCGAGCGCTTTGGCACCGCGAAATATGTGCGCGAGAGCGGGGCCGATTTGGTGCACGAACTGCCAGATAGTTATTACGTGAAGGGATTGCAGGGAGCGAAGCTCTATCGTAAGGCGCGTCCCAACGATTCCGATATCGTGATGATTCACGTCAAGAATTCGACGCCTGAACCTGATGGCTCAATCAAGGATTATTTTCTTCGCGTGCAGCCAGATTCCTACGATGGCGCAGCGAGCAAGGATTGCCACGCGGCAATGACTTCAACTTGGAGAAACAAGGACATGAGCCTATATTTCAAGAACCCCCACGCCTACGCGCCGATTTTCGAGAGTTGAGATGAACGAAGACCCCCGCCTAGTCCGTGCCTGGGACGAACAAACCAAAGTCCGCAAGGCGCTCAGAGACTTGCTCGACCAGATCGCTCTGCTGGAGGACGTGATATTCAGCAAGGACATTGAGCGGTACAAGGCAGAGGCGTGCTGGAACGATGCGATGGATCGGGCGAGGGATGCGTTGTGACACGAAAAAAGGAGATTGATATGGCAATGAAAGTTAGAGGTGAGCGAGCTGTTCTTGTGACGACTTCTCATCGGGGCGTGTTTTTTGGATATGCCACCGACACGGATGGAGCAATCATCAAGCTACGCGCAGCTCGTAATTGCCTGTACTGGCCTTCTACTCAGAAAGGCTTACTGCGGGCAAAACACTGATTGCGACAATGCGGCGCGCGACGATGAACGCGAATCTCAGACGCAACGCCGTGAAGAGGCTGAAGCCGATGATTACCAAAGATACTGAGGTCGCCTCGCTCTATCTGGAGCTGATGGACGATCCGGCAAGATGCGCCGGGCCGGGCGAGCTTGAGAGCGATGAACCAGCCACCGACGCCTGCGATCACCGCTGGAACTTCGTGCGCGACTGGTACGGCGATCCAAACGTCGTCAACGGCACTGCGGATTGCTCGTTCTGGCGCTGTCGCAAGTGCGGCGACGAAACGCATGAGCAGCCTGAGGATTGGGAGGATGGTCCGGATGCCGATGAATACCGGGAGAGGATGGAAGATGGGAGGTTGAAGTGAAATTGCCAGAAACCGATGCGGTCCATATCAATGCTCTGTCCTCTGAAACCAGGAAAGCTATTACGGATGCTCTTTTTGAGAGCGGTTTTGATGTGGGCGAATCGTGGATCGACTTTGATACCTGCTGCGGCATTTGGTTTCGGCTGACATACGCCGAGGATTCGCCAGAACTTTTCCCAAAAGGGAAATGGGCTACGCTACAACGCTTCCAGCAATTGATTGAGCAAGCCATGCAACCTTCGATAGTTGCCAATGCAAGCTGTCAAAAGTGAGCGCTAAACAGCTACTTGATCGAGCCATTGATGCCATGGCGGCATTACATCGATCTATCGAGCCAATGGAGGATGACCCAGAGTTTGCCGGTCGCGTGCCGCCCGCAGCCATCCGGCGCTTTGTCGACGAATTGGCTGATATCGATCGCTTGCGTCACAGCATGGAAGATGGGAGTTTGAAGTGACATTACCCTTCCGCGTGCGCTCGTTCTGGAGCCCTGACAGAAAGCTGCTCATGACTGTGTATATTACTGAGGACGATATCTCGATGAGTGACGACAACGGCGATCTCTATGAGGCCGCCGGCCCAGAACAAAACATGGCTGAATCTGAGGTGCAGGAAGGCAATGAAAGGTGAACACTACTTCCGCGAACAGGACCGCGCGCATGAGAAGCAAATCGAGCGCACGAGGCGAAAACTGGACCGTGTTGCTCAGAAGCTGCCTACATTGAATGAAGCAATCGAGCAACGAGACCTATGGGCGAAGCAGTGTAATTATGCTTCTGAACGCGCCGCTGCGGCTGAAGTAAAGATTACGGATCTGGCGATGCTGGTGCGTCGACTGTCGAGATTCGCACCACCGCAACAGGCTGCGCAGGCGTTAGATTACTTGAAGCGACATGGGCTGGAAGGTTCGCCTCTTAGAGACGACGCCCCCTTCGAGTCCTTCGAGCGGCGGGATAGGCTGAATGATCGGATGTGGGAGGAGGGGAAGTGAGCACAGCGCGAGACTGGTACGCAGACGAATACGACTTCCGACAGTTGTGCGGCGATGCTCAGTCGCAGGCACGCGGAGAGTCGTCCCAGCAGTTCGCGGCCGAAATGGTCATCAAGGCCAAGGATACCGGGCTCGATACCTATCTGAGCCTCAAGCAATTGGAATGGCTCTGCAAACTCGCAGACCATGATTTACCGAAACGGAGAGAACCATGTCCGCCGAAACAGTGAACAGCGCCAGCGATGCGCGCACCGTGAACAACGTCATGCGCCATGAGTATCGCGTGCTCGACGAGCAGGAAAAGCACCGCATGAAGGAGATCAAGGATCAAGGACTCGCCTTCGTCGAGTACCTCGATCACATCGGCAGCAGCCGCGAGTTATCGCTGGCAAAGACGAAGATGGAAGAAGCTGTCATGTGGGCCGTCAAGCACATAACGCGCTGAGGCATCCCCATGTACTTCACCGCCTTCCTCCTCTCCCTGATCGCCATCTCCTGCTCACTCGGCGCCGGCTGGTGCTTCTGCAAGTGCTTGCGCTGGTGCGGGGAGGAGAGGTGGCAAAGCCCGATGCGCGGTGATTACTTTTCCGATGGCAGGGAATAGCTTCGGACAGGCCACATACCCATAGCATGAATATCCGGCCCGTGACCTTTCGCCAAGCTTGCGCATTCGTGTCGCAACTGCATCGACATAACAAGCCGCCGCGCGGGCACAAGTTCAGCGTGGCGCTTTGGGATGGTGAGAAGATGGTCGGCGTAGCCATGGCCGGGCGCCCTGTGGCGCGTCATTTCGATGACGGCCTAACGCTTGAGATAAACCGAACCTGTACAGATGGGACGCGCAATGCCAACTCGATGCTCTACGGCGCCTGTGGACGCGCTGCCAAGGCGATGGGCTACAGGCGTTGTGTGACCTATACCCAAGCGGACGAATCCGGCGCCAGCGTGCGTGCGGCGGGATTTGAGCGCGTTAAGGATCTGCCGGCGCGTGGCAACTGGGCGCAATCGAGTCTGAAACTCAAGGCCATCCGAGATCCGCTTGGCAATGGCGGCGTTGATCGCGTGCTGTGGCAATTACGACTCTCTCTCTGACCTAAGGTTCGTAGCATGAACTCTGATCGTGATGTTGATGCGCGCGGCAATTGCTCAAAGTGCGGCGGTACGCATTACGGTAGCTACTACTGCTCGTTTACAGAATCGCAGATAAAGGAGATGGAGATGGATGAACAGCAACCTGCGGCGCAGATGCCGCGTTACAAGTGCCACAAGGAAGTGTGGGCACTGAAGATCGAGGCCGTTGAGGATCGGACGCCAAAGAATGATGAGAGCGACGGTAGTTGCTTCCTGGTCCCGGTGAACAAGGTTTATGCGCCAATCCGCGTAGGTGGCACGTACATGCGAAAGCACAAGCCAGAAACTGGCGGCTACTACGTAGTGTATGCCGATGGCTATCAATCGTACTCACCAGGCAAGGCTTTCGAGGACGGATACACGCGGCTATGAACAGACCAGAGCAGACGGTCGAAATCAATATGAGCAAAGCCGCACCCCTGGACCGAACTGGCTCCGTATGGAGTACGTGTCGTGAAATCTCACGGCTAGGCCAGGGGTTCGCACCTTGAAATCGGCCGCATACTCATTCGCTCTATTCGGGGCTGGGCAGCCGCCGCGAGAACGTGGATCGCTTGCTGACTTTATGACGCGCTGCCGTGAGTTAAGTAGCCGGTATCCGGACTACTACTGCAACAAATTACGCGCCGGTGTGTGCGACTGCATCGATGGCGTGTGCTATCTATCAGGTAACCGTGGAACCGTGAGAGAGAAGCCATGGAATACGCTACCGACAAGCCATGCTCACCGCACAGCGCAGGAGGGAATCGCGATGGAACCTGAGAAGGTCATGCGGATACTGGCAAGTAACATGGGCGCCAAATGTCCGCTGTACGTTCGCATGGATGCGCTTAACGAAGAATGGGCGCAGAGAAATCACGATCAGTCTCTCGTTACCCTAAATAGCCGAGGTGGCTTATCGCCGTGCGAAGCTGCGGCCATTATTGAGCGGCGTCCGTGGCGAAAGATGAATGCGGATCACGCCATAGCTGTTATCAAACCGTATGCTTCAACCGTGAGCGCGGAGCAGAAGTGAGAAAATCCTATGTCGCAAAAGGCGCGCTGTACCTGCTATTCGCCTTACTTTCGCCGCTACTTCTGGCGAGACATCCTTGTGATAGATAAACAGGAGTGATTTATGGGCAATCGTTTTACCGTTGAACTGGTCCCGCGCCTCACACGCATGAGCGATGTCAAGGCATTTGCGACCAATGAATTGAACGAAGCGTTGAACAACCCGGAGCATCGTCCTCACGGCCTCGAAGGCATCTATGCCATTGAGAACTTCACCGTCATAGTGTGGCGGGTCAATACCCTATGAATGAACAACCGCACAACCCGCCGTGGCTCTACGCTTCCAACTGGCGCGAGAGACTGCGGTTGGCTTTCAGCCCCTGGACTTACCCTCATTGGAACCCGCAACAGGAGTATCTAACATGTCGAAGCACCATCCCGCCGTCCCTTCGGCAGCAACACTTAAGACCTACGAGCGCGAACTAGCAGCCGTGCAAACTTGGTGGGACTCTCTGACCGAAATTGAGAAACAATGTGCCTACGATCGAGGACATGTTGCTACTGGCGATTTGTTGAGCCTTGTTCCGCCCACCACGTAGGAGCCCAACATGCCTGACCAATGCGACCCCATCAGTGGCGACATGATCGCCTACGGCCTGCGCGCTCGCGTGCAGATGCTGGAGGCGCTGATCTGCCGCATCGCCAAGGAGCTGCCGCCAGGGGCCTGCAGCGAGGCTACCCGGAGCAGTATCGATGGGGTTGTGGCGGGGTGTGATGGGACGAATCGGCCGAGATCTATGTAACCCAATAACGATGTTTATCGCCGCACTTTATGTCCAGACCAACGGCCACTACTTCGGCATCGAAGACGTGGACCCGTGGGATGAACTTTTTGAGAAATCTAACCGTAAGCTGGCCGAAAAGAACGCGGCCGACGCAAAGGTGCTAAAAGAAGCCATAGGAAAGTTAGGCCCATGACGACCTTACAGCGTTACGACATTGACATGGATGTTGAGGACGGATATGACCCATGGTATGCCACGTTCCCTTGTGAATCTGGCGAGTGGGTCAAGTATGAGGAAGCCGCCGCCGAACTCTCGCGCATCGAGGACAAGTACGTCAATCTCTGCCCGGTGCTCAATGAGCAGGCGGGGGAGATTGAGAGACTTGACACGTTGCATCACGAAACGGCGCTGAGTCTGGATACGATGACAGCGGAGCGGGATCGGCTCACTGCCAATAACGACGTGCTATGTCGCGTAGAGTTGGAGCTGCGTCTCGCCATTGGTCAACTGATAGGACTTCAGAGCGCTGAACTTCCGCAGGGCCTGAAAGCTCTGCTCTATTCATACGATCTCTGGCCCTTCGTGGATACCAAACTTGAATACTTACCTTATGACTGTCGCGAAGGTTGCGCGCGTCCGACATTTGAGGCAGCCGACGCACTAGACCGAATATCGCAAGCCCGGCTAACATGGGCGATGGCCTGTCAGTGCACCTGCGACGCTTGCGAGAGCTTTTCCAGCGTCATCCGAAAGGCATGCTTTCAGTCCGAAGCAAGTCCGCAGCAGCCGAACATCCCAGAGTGCGTCGAGGACGTGCCGAGATGATCACCAGCCGCAGGAGAGAAACATGACTGATGCGATATTCAACACGTTGGCAGCCGTCGCCGTGATGTGCTCGGGCCACTTTCAAGGGGTTCTCGGCATTGACGGTTTGATGCCTGACCCAGATCGCGGGACGTTCGCCGCAGGCTTTGAGCAATGTGGGACCGTCATTAAAGAGCTGACGGCGGAAAAACAGCGTCGCGCTGCAGAGCAGGCGGATGAGAAGGTTAGCCAGGACAAAGCCCGGCTCGCCAATGGTCTAGCGGCTCTTAAGGGTAAGAGTTTTGCGCCTGAAGCGGCACCCATTCCGCCGAAATCGGCTCTTAACTGTTATAGCCTAGGCGACATACATCCGCTCTAACTACCATCCTGTAGGGTTCATAGTTAGCGGACCTGCCCAACAATTCGGTCCCCACGCGATCAAGCCAACATTCTGACTGTTCGTCCACGCTACGCCGCCAAGGTTTGACACGTTCGATCCTTGGCTGAACTCCGTGATGACGATCGGATAACCAGCGGCTAATACGCCGAGCAAGGGACCAGTCCCGTGGCTGTACCCATAATCATGCATGCTCATGCCAAATTGCTTGAGCGGGTCAGGATTGCCATTCGCAGTGTAAATCTGCAACCACGTCTCGGGCTCGCCGGCCCACCAGAAAGGGGATGCCAGCACGACGTTGGTCGCGCCCTCGCCTCGGATCGTGTCGAGCAGCGTGAGTTCGCCCGCGACTTGGTAGGTAAAGTTTGAGTTAGACCATGGCTTGCCAACATCCGACGTGCATTGCATCGCGTTGCCGCCGCTGTTGTTCTGATGGCAGAATGGCTTGAACGCACCGCCAGAAGCTAAAAACAGCGCTTCCGCCCCCGCCTTAAAGACGCCGTTGGCACTGCTCTCACTATTCCCGTAGTTATTGTCCCCGAACGGCTCATTGAACAGCTCAAAGATAACTGCCGGATTGCTCTTGAAATCGTCAGCAACCTGCTTCCAAAATGGGATCGCATTGGCCGCGTCTGGGAAGCCCGGCTGTCCCAGTACGGCTTGCCCCGGCGGGGCGCTCCAGTGCAGATCCAGCAGCACGTAGAGGCCAGAGGCCGTCGCGTCTGCCACCGCCTTGGCCACCGAAGCCTGATAGGAAGCGGCCTGCCACAGGACCGCGTTGAGCGGTATGCGTACGGCGTTCGTGCCCTTGTGGGCGTTCTTGAACGCACCGCCCCAGAAGCCCGTGCCGGCGTTACCGATGACGGTGCAACGGGAAGCTGGTCCCTCGCACCCCGACATGTTCATGCCGTTGAGGATGACGGTCGAGCCGTTAAGGGTGCTGACGAGCTTGTTTCCATTGACCTTGATACCGAAGGCTGCGGGAGGGCCGCCGCTTGAGGAAGACGAACTACTCGATGAAGACGAACCGCTCGATGAGCTGCTACCGGAGGAACTTGACGAGCCACCACTGCTCGAGGATGAGCTACTGCTGAACGATCCCCCATATACCAAGTTTTCGGCGCTTGATGCCTGCCACACCTTGACCGAAGTCAGGTGCATCGGAGTGCGCGTGATGCCGCCCAGTATCAGCGCCAGGTGGCGCGCATCCATGATGTTCCCCGCTGTAGGCGGAGAGATCGTCGGCGGGTTTGGCTGCGTGGCGCTGTATTGATTCCAGGATAGGGTCGTGCCGACCTGCACCTCATCGAGGAAAAACTTAGCGTAGCCTTTACTGTTTGGGGTAGCGGTCACCCATAAGAATCCGTACCTGTGGGACTGGTTCAGGTTCCCGCCATTGGGCACCGTGACCGGGCTGCCAACGTTGGGCTGCACTTGGGCGCCAGAACCTCGCACGCCGTACCAGTCATGGATAGCCTGTCCCCAATGCGTAATGTTGGCGACGTTGTCCTCTAGCTTATCGATCTCAATCCAGTTGTTTAAAGTCCCATATCCTTCCGATTGATTCTCGATATCGTTGAGCCAGTCTGCGGCTGTGGGCTGCGAGCCGTTCGGAGTTCCAGCGAGCGAGAACGTTGACTCGAAATAACCGCCCCCGCCGAATGCCTCGCCGATCCAGCCGTGAGGGGCGCTTGCACTTACCGGGACAGATAGCGCGCTCGAGACGCCGTAGTGGGTACTAACGCTCTGGCCCATCGTGATCGAGCCGTCAGAATTCTGAACGATGCTACCAGCGGGTTCGGTGTTGCCGAAGAAGTTGTAGGAGTAGAGCGGCCCCTTGCTGGCATTCCACGTCGTGGAACTGAAGGTATTTTTGTTGTATCCGACAGCCGCTGCTGGCGCTGGTATAGAGCCGCCGCTGGAACTGCTGCTTGAACCACCGCTCGATGAAGAGGCGCCGCTGCTGCTAGAACTACCCGACGACGATGAAGATGACGCGCTGCCGCTGGAGGACGATGACCCACTGCCCGAGCTGCTCGATGAGCCCGACGAACTGCTGCTCGAACTGCCCGTCGGGTCAGTCGTCGCTACCCAAACGCCGCCTTTCCACACCCACCAGCCATTGTTAGCATTCGCTCGCTGATAGATAAGGCCATTCTGGTAGAGCAGCAGCGTGACATTCTTCGTGACCGCAGAGACCTTGCCGTTTTCGTAGACCTGGCCTCCGGTGAGGGACCATGTATTGCCCGCGGCATCGGTGATTGGAACGGTCGAGCCATTCGGGGAGGCTGCAAAGGCATTCGCGGCGAGTAGCAGGGCGCCGAGCAAAACAAGTAGACGGTTCATGATAGATCCTCAGTGTGCGTGTGTCAGAGTTTATTTGATGGCGTGCGCAGGCGATCCTCTAACGGCGGCGCGTCGTCCGGCCGCTTTGTCGCTTCTTCCTGCTCGCGCTTGATGCCGTCCACATTGATCTCAGGGCAAAGGAAAATCGGGATGTCCGTCGGCGCCAGGTCGGCAGCGGTCGCCGCGCCCACCACTGACACTGCGCGCTGACATGCTTCATGGTCCTTGTACCCGCCAACCACTTGGGCGTGCGTGTAGTGGCCATCCTCGCGGTCGACTGTCACGTAGAACATGATCGCGTGCACTTCTTCCGGTTTCGCGATCTGTGACGGATCAGGAATCTGTTGGGCCTCTGGTGGAGTGGCAGGTGCGGGAGCCTTGCCGCAACCGACAACGAGCAGAGTGAGAAAAACAGCCGTCATGAGTTTACTCATATTACCCCTGGTATCGTGGTCGTAAATGTTGGGCTGAGCGTGGCCTGCCATTGCCGGTAGTGCTCGACGGTATCGAAGTCACGCGTCTCTAGGGCTCCGTTGTCGCTGTCCCAGCTCGCCTGTCCGCACTGGTGTACGCCCATGTAAAAGACGTCAGACACCAGTTTCGATGCTCCCACGGCAAGGAGCGATTGCCTCAGAAATTCATCCGCATTGTCCTTGCCGATCATGCGCCATGCGTACAAAAAATCGTGCATCAGGGCACAAGGACGTGAGATTCCGTTTGGATCAAGCGAAGGAATATCACGCACGATCGGGGGCACCGAGGCCAAGTCGCTTCTGAATCCCTGTGGTGTTGTTAGCCGCCCGAAGACGGGATCTTCCCAGATCAACGGCGAGAGTACGATCCATATTCGCGGCTCTGGATCTGCCTGTAATGCTACAGCCGTTAGAAACATCAGTGCCCAGCGAGCTTCGCTGCCGCGACCGCAGCCACTAGCCCCGCTTCAGCCGCATCATCAGCACCGATTACGGTAGCCCACTGCGCGGCTGTGATGGTGGTAGCGCCGCTAGCCTGCGCGGCCTGGATCATCGGGGCCAAGGTAGCAGCGGCCTGCGTCGCGGCTACGAGTAGGTCGATCGCGTCTGCAACAAGAACTGCGGTTCCGGCGGCCATGTTATTTGCTCCCGGCGAGCGGTGTCGCCTTACTGGTATTCAAGAACGTCTGGATAGCCGTCAGGGCGCTCGTGGCGAGAATCAACTGCGCGCTGGCACCTGTTGCATTGCCAGCGCTTTCGGCCGCTCTGGCCGCATCCAGGATCGATCTGGATGTGTTCGATAAGGCAACTATCTTATCGCCCTGCGCGCTCGAGAGTGAGCCAGCTTGGACCGCTACTGTGGCCGCCTGTACGACTGTGGTGTGTGCGGTGTAGGCGGTCGCAAGCTGCTCATCGAAAGTGAGTGGTTTGGTGATGCCAAAGACGGAGCAGGCGACAAGCATCGCCAGCAATGGGATAACGAGTAACTTTTTCATGGGTGAACCTCTGGCGGTGTCGGCGTGATGACGACCGGCTGAGCCGGCGCTGTCGTTGCGGTCGTTCCAGGCGGAACAACCAATGGAGTCGGCGTTGTAGTGGAACTGGTGGTCGTGGTGGTCGTGGTCGGATCGGGAAGGCCGATGGCGCGTTGGCGCTGGAAAAAGAACGAGGACTGTTCCCCGACTTTCGAGCCGATCACGCCAAGCATCACGTAGACAAGTTTCTCGATAGTGTCGTCGAGCTGTGTATGGAAAAAAACGATGACGTACAGGAAGCCCAGAAAAGCCATCGACCACAGGACGAAGGTCCATGCCTGCGTGCGTGCAATAAATAGGTCCATTGCGTTCATAGGTTACCGAATCAGCATCACGATCAGCACGATCAGCAAGATCGTACCGAGGCCAATGCCCGGACCGCGAAACGGCTCATGGTACAAGGCGCCTCCGTAGGAGAGCACAACGAAAACGACCAATAGGAGGAGTAACATCAGTGCACCGTGATCGCGTGATGGTTGAATAGCGAGCCGCCAGAACCAGCAAAGATTGCAATCAGCGCAATCAGCATCAAGACGCCGATGATCGCCCACACATAGGGCACAGCAGCAGGAGCCACAGCCGGCATGATGAGGTACTTGATGATCGCGAAGGCCACCGAAAGTATGACGACAACGATCAGAAATTCGACAAGCCATGAAAGATCCATAATTCACTCCCTCGGCGGCTGTCGCCGCCACGCTAGAAACCAGTTCCAGAAGCGTTGCAGGGCGTTTAGTTTAGTTTCCCCGGTTTCACCCTGTTCACTGTCGCGCGGTGGCTCAGTCGCGGTCAGCGTGGACCTCTCATGCAACGCCAGCGCGCGCGCTTGGTAATAGGGGTCGCCAGCGAGACTATCGGACTTCGGTGCCGTGGGCTTATGCTTCTGATCGTGCGGCTTATGGGGTTTACTCATTTCCAGAGTCTCCTATTTCCAAAACATCAGATAGAGCGAAATGACCACAACTATGACGATCACGATCACTATCGGCCCGCTGAATCCATTCATTCATGCGGCCTCGGAACACCGACCAGCGCTAGGTCCATGCCTTCGATGCTGCCGTTATCTTCAAGCCGAGAGCGTTCAACAAATAGCAGTATCAATCGTGCCGAGTTGCGTTCCAGTAGAGTAATGTCTCCGTCTTGCATCCGTGCCTCCATTGCCTTTGCCAGCGCCGTTTCTTCCGCGCGCGTGAGGGTGCTCGGCGGTCCGACTTTCGCTAGCAGTGCATCGACTTCCGGGTGATGGAAATGCGTCAGACTCTTGACCAGCACGGCCGCCATTGCTGCTGTGAGCGGCTGCACCGCCTGCCCTAGAATAAGCATCTGTCCCTTCAAGGAATTGAGCTGACCCTGAACGCTAATCGCAGTTGTCTCCAAAGCCGCTTTCGCAAGCTCTTTCTTGCTTTGCAGCTTCCAATAAGCTGCTCCGAGGAAGAGCAAAGAGGCTCCGAGGACCGCTTCGAGCACTAAGTGGAGGCCAATATCGTTCATACGTTACTCTGACGGTTGGAGAGCGCACCAAGGACAGGAACGTCGGTAAAGACCTTCGTGACGTAGTTCGCTGTCTCGACAGGCAACGCTGCGATCTTTCCTTCCTCGAATTCACTCACGTTAGTCGGCCCCCAGTCGTAACTCGCAACCGCCAAAGTCCAATCCATGAAGCGGGCATGCAATTCCGAAAGGTACTGTGCAGCCATCACTATATCAGCCTGCCAATCTTTACCGGCACTGGGAAAGTATCTCAAATTGAGCTGCATTATGCCGACGCAGTTTTCAGGGTTCGGCGGACCAAAGATAGTATCTCTGCGCCAACTGGATTCCTGAAACGCCACGCGCGCGAGCAAATCGGTCGGAATCCCGAACCTCACCTCAGCGGCATTGAGCCGCGGCAAATAATCCTCACCGCCTTTTTTCCAGTTCATCACGGCGTCAAAACCCCCTCTCCGCCCGGCACCAGCGCCGCCTGCCCTCCGGGCAGCAGCACGAATTGCTCGCCAACGGAAAGCGGCGTGACGCCGGGGCACACCGAAACCGATCCGCTCAGGAGCCGCGTTACGACACCGTACGGGTCGGTCAGCAGCAAATCATAGACGCCGGTCCACCAAGTGAATCCTGCCGTATTAAGAGGCGGAATCAGCAGCGTAATCGTGCCCGCAATGCCGCCGAGGGTGATATTGGCGCTCGCGTCATAGAGAATCGTGCTCGACAACGGAAAGGGGCGGATCTGCATGTTGGCCCTGTAACCGGTCAGATCGACCGGAGCGGGCTGCGAGCCCACGGCACCGCAACACGACCCAGCGAACCACGTGAAGATCCGCAGAAACGTCGCGTTCTGGTCGATGCAAAAGGAATAGTTACCGACGCAGTTCATGTGATTGGATGGCTCTGCGCTAGCTCAAGCGCTTTGATAATGGAAGCGTCTGGAAACTTCAGCAGCGGCTTCGTGGTGGCATCAGCATCTTTTTGGGCTGATTTCCATCTCGTAAACAATCTGGAAACCAGAGCCTCGTGATCTACTTTGCCGCCGGTGGCGCGGGCGGTTGCGTCATCTTGTGGAGGCGTCGCGTCACCTTGAAGCTGCGATTCCGCCGCACCGTAACCGAGCGCGGGCGCAACACGCCGAATGATCGGCGCTGCAGCACGCGCTCCCGGAATGCCGCTGGTGAGATAAGTCCCGAGGGCGCCCTGATTTCGTAAGGCTTTGCCGGCGGCATTCACTCCCAATACGCCCGCGCCGGCCTTGATACCGGCCTTAACAGGCTCGCCGGAAGCAGCTACCTCTAGCGCGGTTAGCGCTGGCAAAGCCCGTTCCGCGGTCCCGCTGTTCCCAAGGTTTTCTGGGATGACTTGCTTGCCGGCGCGCGCCAGATCCATGAGCGACTGATCGCCTTTTCCGTAGAGCGCCTGACTGCGGTTTGTCTTCGTCGCAAGCGAGTTAATGAGCTTTGATGGGCTGATATTTCCAGTTGCTGGATCAATCGCTGGCTCCATCTGCTTAAGCGCTCGATACTGTTGACGGGCCTTCGAGAGCGCCTTCACATCGTCCGAGCTTGCTGATCTCTGCAACGCATCCGTTAGCGCATCCTTGATATCGCCAGCTACTGGTCCGACTTGAGGATTCTTGGAAAGCACGCCGAGATTGGAATTCACTCGCTGATAAAAGTTACCATCCAGCACGCCATTGTTCGCTGCGGCGTTATCAAGAATATCGCCTATATTCGCGCGAATTGGGGCGAGTTCGCTCGACGGCACTTGACGTGATGCGTTCTGTTCAATAATCGAAAGGTCTGATTCAAGCTGCGGGTCATAGTTCACTTTCGTGCGACTTGCTACATCGTCCATGACGTTTGTGATCGCTTTTCTCGCAGGACCTAACACCTCTGGAGCAGCGCTGGTGACTTCTGGACTATCAATGCCTATGCGCCGAAGGACGGCCCTGTTGAATGCTTGGCCTTGAGTCGCTGCAAACTCCGCCGGCGCGTCGCTCGTCATCGCAGATGCGCGCTCGACCGACTGCGCGAGTTTAGCTTTCGTCGCCTGACCAACGCTTACCGGGACGCCCTCGGATTCCAAGAGATCGACAGCTGCTTGACGGTCGCCGGCCCCCCCGAATCCGCCCAGAACGCCGCCAAGCACTTTCCCTGCTGCGGCTCCCGCAGCGCCGCCTAACCCTCCCATGTAAGTATTTGTCCACCGGGATGCGCCGGTCGGGACGGGCTGAGCGGCACCGAGCGCAGCCCCCTCGACGGCGCTTCCGGCGATGCCGGCGCTGGGCAGCAGTAATGCTGGAGCCGCTGTTCCGACAACATCGCCGACTTTCCCGGCAGTCGTATTCATGAGAGGCGCATCCAGCTCGCGAGAGTTATCAACGTCCTGCTGAATCGACGCCATCTTCTCATCCGACACCATGCCAGCGGCGTGCCCGATGGAGGCGCCTAGCTGATATACACCGCGACCCGTATCGACCATTCCCTTGCCGGTGCCAGCGAGAAATTTATCGGTCGTGGACATGCCTTCAGTCGGATCAGTCCCGTCAGACGCCTCGGAACGACCAGAATCCGCAAGCGTCGCTGTCGATGGATCAAACTCAGGCGCTGCGTCCGCTAACGTTGCGGTAGTGGGGTCGAAGGCCATTACTGCCATTTCCCGTTGCCAAGATAAACGCCAGTATTGCCTTTCGCGTCTTTGTATGTGCGCCCGGCGATAAATCCGCCATGGTCTGGCTTGTTTGACGTACCGGCGACTCCAGCGTTAACAATGGTCTGACGTGGGAAGTATTGCTGATTCCACTGGGCAAACTTTTGAGGATCTCCACCAGCAGCGAGAAACTTCGGCGCTCGCGATGCACTATCGATCGCGTACTGCGCATTGCGGGCATTTTCCTGCACGAGGGCGCCGACCGCTGTTGGCGTCATGTGCAGCGATGGATTCATCTCATTCAGCTGCAACTGAACTTCGCTTTGCGTCATACGCGCCCCGTAGGTTGCGCGCGCATTTTGCAGAGCGGAATTCGAGAGATACTTGGCGACCTCTTGGTAGTTGGTCGCATTGACTCCGGTGCCTCCGGTCCACTTCGAGATCTCCATCTGCAGTTGCCCGGGGATGCCAGTAGGCGGCATGCCTTTCGCACTGATTATCTGCTGCGCCGCATTCAGGTAAGTGAGGGACTGAGCCGCAGTGGATGTCGCGTCCTGAGAGTCCTTTAGCAGCTCTGTGCGAGCTCCGACGGTAGCCTTTTGCTGCTCGAGCGCTGCCGGCGTAGGCGATACTCCGCTGCGCACGGGAGGCGTGGAGACCTTGAACTCTGTGTCAGCGAGAGCCTTTGCTAAAGGCGCAGCCACCTGGGCCTGCGGCTGCTCAGCAGGTGCAACTCTGGGAACACGCGACGGCGCACTGCGTGCCGGCGCTGCGCCCGCGCCATTCGTTGGTGTCTGGCCAGCGCCAGCAGTCTGCTGTGCGTAAGCCTGCGGGCTCGCGGCACCGACTGCGCGCCATTTCGGAACCTGGACAGTCGATCCGTCAGACTGCGGCACCTCGACGAGGGTCTGTGCTTCTGCAACGCGAGCGGACATTTGCTCTGGCGTCAATGTCTGAGCTTGGGCTCCCGCTGTCGGCGCACCCGTTAGCGAACTTCGTAGTGAGCCCCCCTTATCTTCTATTGTCGCTCCGGTCCACTGAGGCTGAGAGACCGCGTTGTATCTAGCAGTCGCGGCGTCTCTGATCACTTTATCCTGCGTTGGATCATTCATGACCGACTGGAGCGCCGCAGCCTCATGCTGAGCAGCCTGCTGATTAGTAAATGTCTGAGCTTGAACGCGCTGAGCTTGGCGCTGTTTTGCTATGTCATTCCACGCTGGGTTCTTAGTAGCCGCCGCGAGCGCGGCCATGCGATTATTGAAATCGGCTTCATCCGGAGTGATCGGGGGCACCTGGTATTGCGTGCGAACATTCTGATCGATAGCGGAAGCCGTATCGTTGGGACCAGTCGATGGTGCAGTTGGGGTCTGCTGCGAGCCGGGCGCTTGGAGCTGCTTAGCATAGGGTCCTTTCCCTGAGAGGGCATCAGCCGCCGCCTGATTAGTAATGCGATTCAGCTGATTCGCGATATCGACGCCCGTCGCCTGAGCCCCTAGCAGACCGGTCTGAGCCTCCGTTCTCCCCTGCTGAGCGAGGGCCGTCTGCTCGCCCTGGTACGAATTCGCACCCGCTCCCAGCCCAGCCGCCAACGCCACGCCAGGATGCACCGTCTTTGCCGTACCCATGGCGCTGATGGCATTCGCCAGCGGTATCCAGTTCTCAGGTTTTGCGAGCGCGCTGCCCTTGATCTTGTCCCACAACGATTTCGTGGCCGCAGTGGGCGCGGCAGCAGCCACGCCGGTACTGTCGGGCGCGGCAGTCTCCGGGCCCGACGGATCCGACGCCACCACCCCAGCAACGCCCTGATCAGGCACTTGGGATGTGTCGTACGCCGGCGGATCGCGGTTCGCTGTCACATCCACTTCCGGAAGGTCAGCCGAGTCGACCACTGCGCCGGAATCGGCGTACCCTCGCCGTCCAGCGACGCCACCCGTCGCCAGCGCCTGGTTGCTGAACATGCCGCCAGCGAGGCTGCTCCACTTCGTCGGATCCCCCATTGTCATCATGGTCTGAAGGCCGGTCGGCTGCTTCCCGGCGCCGGGGGCCGCTTTCAGCGTAGACGTATTCGGATCTTCCGGTATATTCAGGTCGCCGCTGCTATCCAAGCCGCCCTCAAGGTAAGGTGTGCCGCCCGCGCCGCCAGCGGCCCGCCGGATCCTGCCGCCGCGCTTCGCCACCATGAGGGCCGCCATACCCACGTCTGCAGCCGCGTATTCGGCCGCCAGGGCTGCGGCGGCCTCGGCTGCTGCTGTGGTGCCTGCGGTCGCTGCAGCGGTTCCAGCGGCTCCTGCTGCGGCCGTACCGGCTGCATCTGCAGCGGCTCCTGTGGCGGCCGCGTCGGCTGCCCCTGCCGCTGCAGCATCTCCGGCTCCAGCGCCCGCAGCGGCCTCCGGAGCGGCCGTCGCAGCCGCTTCCGGCGCGCCCGCAGTGGTCACGCCTGATGCCTGCAGGCCAGCGCCCTGAAGGCCAGCGGGTTGAACCGCCGCCTGAGTCGCCGAGCTTGGCACGACGCCAGACGTCGGCATGTTCACCGTATATCGAGGTACGTACAAACCGCCAGAACTGTCGGACATCGGCGCGCCGTTGACCGAACTCAATCCGTTTCCGCTCAATGCGGTGTTGTAACTATTCGCCGCGCTTGCATCCTGCGCGGTCGTCGCCGCTGGCGCGCCGCTAGGCTTGGTGAGGTTGCCATACAGTTTGTTAGCGTTATTGATGGTCCCCATACCCTGATTGACTTGGCTGATGCCAGACTGCTGGGCGACGGGAGGCGCATTCGACACGGCGAGCGAGTGACCGCCCCCGCCGCTGCCCGATTCATTGATCTGTCTCCGACCACCGCCGCCGGGCATCCCCGAATACATCGCCTGTTGGGCCTGGAGCACCCCGGCAAGACCGTCAGGAGTGCCCCCACCGGCGTAACGCTTCCTGCCAATCGGCACGACGCCGCCAGCATAGAAGTGGCCCTGATTGGCCGCTTTCTCCGTCGCCTTACCGTAGTCAACAGTCTTAAAACCACCCGCCACGCCGACCGCCTCGGGGTGCTTCTTCTCGACGTCTTGCGCGATGAGACCGATGCGCGTGCGCTTGTCGTCTCCCATCTTGTACGTCACGACGTCCTGGTGATCGTAGGTCTCGCCTATTTTCTTGATGTCGCGCTTCAGGCGCTTGTCAGAGAAGAAGCCGCCGGGTTGAGTTGTCGTGGTCGTCGATCCAGACAATGAACCCGTGCCCTCAGCGATGTTGGCCAGAAATTGGTCGACCTGGAACGGATAACTCTGCTGCTGCAGGAACTGGTTGTATTCCGCAGTGTCCTGCGCCTGCTGCGTTTGCTGCTGAACCGTGCCGGCGCCGATTTCTGCTTGTCCTCCAGCGAGGCCGACTTGCTGCTCTGTCAGCGCAGTACCCTGTGCGGTGTTGTAGCCCTGATTGGCAATCCCGGCGATAACATTCGAGTTCGCTAGATTTTCTTGTCCCTGCAAGTTTGCCGCTGCGATGCCTGTTCTGTCGCCGCCGAAAGCGCCGGAAGAGATAGCGTTCCCCAACTGCCCCGCCTGCGCCTGTTGGTTCGATTTGTTTTGGAGTGCCTCTGTGCTACCGAGCACGTCGCCCAAATACGGGCTGAGATACGAATTTATGTCCGAGCCGCTGATCGGCTGCGTGGCGGCGTTTATATCGGAGGTGCCCTTAGCTTGCTCCGCATTTGTCGGCGCGACGAATGTGCCAGAGTTCGTATCGTTATAGCCTGGCGCTACGGGGGCTGCAGTTTGGCCGTAAGTTTGAAATGGCGTGTTCGCAGTATCATTCGCCTTCGCGTTCACGGACTGGTAGGCAGCCAGAACCTGCGGAGGCACGGCCACCGATGATTGACTGGTACTCGTCTTGCCACCCGTGACGCGCTTACTCCTCTAATCTATTCGTTGTCACGCTACCACCTCATGCCCAGGAACCGCTTGCGCGCCATACAGAAAAAAAGCCCCGGCAGGCTCGCCAAAAATTCTCTTGTACATTCTCACCTTTCCCTCAGTGCGGGTATTGCTCAAAACCCCTATGAGTAGCGGAATGCCAAGCGTATCGGCAACATGTTTGCTGTATTCGCACAGCCGGCGTGCCCTGCCGCCCTTGGCCGACCGAAACTTCGGGTAGATGACGATCGCGCGCTCTTCAACGACGGAGGCGTGCGAGTACCACATAGCGCCGATTCGCAAAAGCGCTCCGCCTTCGATAGCGCCACCGGGTTCGCCAATTACTGGGAACAGGCCATGATCCTGGCAGAGCGCTGGGTATATCTCCTTGGCTAACAAGTCCGCGCTCGCGTTGACAAACCCGTTTTCTTCGCAGCACGTTACCGCCAACTTCATCACCTCATCCATATCCGCCGCCGTGGCGAGTCTAATTTCTAGAGTAGGCTCGCTCATCGCCGATCCGCAGCCTTAGCCAGTCGCATCGTGCCCTCTTCCACGTACTTGTCTAGTTCATTCTCGATCAGATACGACATTGCGATAACGTCAAAGGCGCGATCATCGATGATCCTGCTCGCCAAGTGCTCGGCAATGTCGCGGGTGTCTTGGGTTTGAGGGGAGTCAGTCACGTCTGGGGCCTGGAAGTTTGGCGAGGGTGCCAATCAGTTCCTTGCGGACACGGTGCACGAAACTGTCGAGCACGCGGTGCCCGAGATCGATGTCGCCGCCGCCAACTTGCCTGACGTGACTGGGCGAAATGACCCACTCGCCTCCAGCCGCGACGATCGGCACGCCCGAGGATTCGCCGCCGTGGGCCTTACCCGCACGCGTGGCGAGTTTTTCGAGCGCAGCCTTGACGCCCGGATGCAGCGGTAGCTTTGCGGCCTCATCTAGAGTCACCCATTTGGCTCCGTCATGCTCGTGATTCAGCTTCGGATCGAATTTCTGACTATGTGCTAGATAGGTAGTGAAATCAACATTCTGCGCATCGCTGTGCATGAACGGCGACAGTCCGCCCTCGTGCTCGTACCCAGATTCCTCCCGTGTCTCGCGCCGCGCGGCTTCCTCCGGCGTTTCGTCCTTTTTGATGCCACCTGCCGGAAAGGCCCATTTGCCCTGATCGCCGTCGTTTTCCGTCCGGCGCATCAGCAGCACTTCTTTCTCGGGCGATAGGAACAGGATGCCGGCGGCGCGGGTGCGGCCGCCAGAGGCTCGCGCGCCACGCAATCTATGAAGCGGGTTCCAGGATTTGTCTGCGGCCAGATAATCGATCTTGCTGGGCGGTACGGGCACCGTGGAATAGAAGTCCCCGGTAGATTCACGCTTAAATGGATGCGCTGCCATCGGAACCCTTAAAAGAGCCGGTTTCCCCTCCTCGGGGGCAAATTGCCACGCATTTTCGGCACGCGCAAAATAGTTGCGCTTTTCCTTGCTGCCATCGGGCCACGTCGATTGATCGGTGAATTGAGACGGTCGATGCGTTTTCAGACCATTTGACGCTATGTCCGACGCCCGCTCATGGTTTGTCGCGTGGTATAGGTAACCGGGATCAGATTTTTGAGGACCATCTAGAGTAGCCAGATCCGGCGTTACAGCCCCTCCGGCAGCGTATTGGACCGGCAGCCCATACACACCTTTATTCTGGCCGTAGGGTCCCGACCCCGCACCATACGGCTCGCCGCCGAAGGTTCGGCGCAAGACTTTGAAGCCGGCGAGAGTATTGCCGGAGCCCCCAGCACTCACGATGTCAGCCGGTACCACGTAGCTCCCTGACTCAACCGTGATCGGTAAATGGTCCGTGCGCCCGGCAACCCCGCTGTGTATCGCGCCGTTATGAAACTTCGGTGTGCGAACGTGCGGCATGTCTACGGGACTCAGCGCGCCGCCTTCGTCGCGGCGCTGGCGGGCCGTGTGTAAAGCTATGGTGACTGGATCGCTCATGAATAACTCACTGCGACAACTTGCCCCGTTCCCGGCACAACGAGTATTCCGAACGCAAACGGCCAGATAAATTCGGCGACGCCAACCGCATCCGGGATGGCGTACATGGGTTTCGAGGTAGCTGACAAACTCGCCCCATCATAGATCATGCCGGCCGTCGATCCTGCAGTGGTAACGCTGACTCGAGCCACGCGCCCTGCCGAGGCTTTGACGACCGTAGGCACTGCCAGCGGCCCTGAGTTCGTCAGCCCCTCGACGTTCAGGTAGTTCTGCGCGAGCGCGTTGACCGCCGTCACGAGATTCTTGATCGCGCTGAGGATATCTGAGAGCGACGCGCCTGCGGATTGTGGGCTCTTGGCAGCTGGCGTAGGAGCCGTTGGCGGATGGGTATAGCTATCGGTCATTAAGATCGTCTCCTCTGCTCAAGCGATATGCAGACATCGCCAATTCCTGGGGAGTGAACCTGTGTCCTTTGCTTTTATTTTCTGCTTCTGTAATTACCTGCAAATTCCATGGCACATGCAGACCGCATACGGTTTGTCCCTTCAACGGTACCGTGTGATCCACATTGTGCTTGATACTGGTCTGCATAGTCTTGGCACGTGCTACGTCGTACATTTCCTGTATCAGACATAGGTCTATCGGCGTTAGCCATTTAGGCTGAGCTTTCCTTTGTCCAGCCTGACGCTGTACGTTTTGCTCTCGTAACTTATGGGGGTTTGCTTGCCGCCACAATTTCTTACGCTTTCTCTGCTTTTCTGGTTCGGCGTGATGCCTCTCCCTGTCGTGAGCGCGGACCATATCTATGTTTCGCCACCTTCTCTCATTGCTTTCCTTTTTGGTCTTTTCAGGATGGCGTTTGTAGAACGGTAGCGCCCTTTCCTCGGAGGTCAGATATACCCACGATCGACGGCATTTCTCCGGGTCTTTGCTTTCTCGTTGCGCATATGTCTGGTGTTTCATCTCAGCGCGACGCACCTTTGCGCAACCGCAGCAGAATTCCTTTCGGTGCGCTCCGCTTCCCCTCCGAAATCCAAAGGCATCCTCAGGTTTATCGACTTTGCAGATAGAGCAAATCATATCTTGCCATCCTGAGAAAAACGGTAGCGCAAGGCCCCTATACGCCACCAAGTTCCTAGATCCGATGACGAGAGTTTAACAGCAATCAGTCTGGCTCGAAGCCGAGTGTTAAAGTACTTCGTTGCCTGTGTGACAGAATAGGGGCCGAATACTTGAGGCGCATCCCCTGGGTAGTCCACGCACAGGAATGAAATCTGCAACGTAGCATTTTGTGCTTCGGACCACTGCCCATAGCGCGCGTCGGGCCACACCCAGTCGATAAAAGTCTTGAAATCCCCTTCCGCTATCGTAAAGTATCCGGTCTGTAAGAACGGCAGCATCGCTACGCCATCGGCATCGTTCGAGGTCTCGTGCTGATAAAGATACAACGATGCAGGATCGGCGCCAATCGGAGGCCCGAGCACCGACTGATCTACCCACGCCGTGCGTCCAAGCGAGCCGTAGTCCCACTCGTTCATATAGATATTGTACTTGACGTACGAATCGACTTCACCGGTACCGTTCGCCGAAGGGTAGAACCACTGAATCTCGCCGAACCGTGAATTGACAGCAACGCGTATTTTAGTCATGTTTGCCTGATTCAGATTCTGGAAGACAACATCCCAGACTGGACACGGCAGCGGCAGCACGCCTCCGCCGCCGAGCGTGTAAAACTGCGATGGCCCCATCCAGTAATAGATGCCGTTCACGGCCGCAGCCGCTTTGCGCGCAATCAGGCCGCACCCGGTGCCGACTTCGTTGAAGGAGTAGACGTACGGAGGGCCGATGTACTGCATCGACCAGGCATCGATATCGGTCCAGACAAGCGCTTGCTGCGGGCCCTGAACGCAGCCGACAATACGCGAGCCCTTCGGGATGCGATAGGAGCCAGCTTGATTGGTCACGAGCGCAATCCACTGAAATGGATTGTTGACGTCGGACCAGTTGATGAGCAAAGGATCTTGGATGCCTGTCTGTGTCGAGCCCCACGCCACGAGCTGACGCTGCGGCATCGCGACAAACACGCCGTCGTTTAGCGGTGGCGCCTGCGGTATCACCGCGGCAGTTAACTGTCCAACTGGCGTCCAACCATAGATCGGCTGATACGGAATTGGGACACCTAATGGCGCTGCCGTTGAGGTAGTTGGACACGCGATTAAATCTTGGCCGAAATTGTCTAATGTCCAATCTGCTGTTGCAATCGGCAATGCTGAGGGCGGTGATGCGCCCTTTCCGTTATAAATAAAGATCGCGGCGCCACCGTTTAGCGTAGCGGTGTTTATGCTGAAAGCGGCGCCAGGCACCAGAATCGTAAAAGAGTTGGCGTTGGTAACGGACTGGATGATGTAATTGCCATAGAGAGTGATGCCGCTGGCGCCGATCGTAGTCGGCACGAGAACCGGGAACGTGTTGCCAACAGAATATCCGTGATCAGGGAAGTTAACTTCGACGGTGTTGACGCCAATGGTAGTAAACTCTGGCAATATGGCCGCCGCGGTCGTGGTCGCGGGCAATAGATTCCCGAGGATATCCCTCGCATAGACAGTGTACGACGTCGCGTCTGCATACGCGTCAGGATCACACTGGTAGAGACCGAACAGAACAACTCCGCCGACGGCAATTTGCGTCGGGATGTATACGCTGCATGTGCCGTCAATTCCAGGCGTGGCGGCATCGACTATTTTGATCGACGGACTGCCGATGGTCGCGAAAGCCGTCGGAGGGTTGATGAGGCTATTAGCCTGCACTGGCGTGATATCAGCAAGGACGCCCGCAGTGATGACGCCAAGCTGCGACTGTGTTCCGGATGGCCAAACTTGCGTGCCAAACGCTAGATGCGCGTTGTCGTCAATGTCCTCCCACGCCCACAGCGCGCGGACGATGGCGGACATTACTGTGGGGAAGAATTTCGACCAGCCGCCGAGTTTTTGGCAGAGGGGTGAGCCGTTGGGATCGTACGCGTAGCGAATCAGGTTGGTCTGGGAGATTCCAGAGTTTTCATTGAGCGATGGTGTCTCAGTCGTATTCGCGCCACCCACCAATCTCAGCATCGCATGTGGCATGCGTCACCGAGTCGGCGTGGCGGACACTGGCGTGGAGTACGACGAGAACGCTGATCCTAAGAATTTCTTTCTGTTCTCCTCGCTGATCGCGCCTAGCCGAAGCGCCTGGTATTGCTTCTCGTAGGTCATTCCCATCTGCGGATCATCACTGGTAGAACTGAACCCACGCTGGAACGCCGAGATATAAATCATGCTCGCCATCATCAACAGGTCTGGCATGAATTGCGAGATGTACGTATACGACGTATCCGCAGGACCGGCGCTCGCAAACTGAGCCAATGACGGCAATCGAATCACGCCATTGACGCGCACCGGATAGGCGTAGTTCGGCGGTGGTCCGAATAGCACGTTGATATACGAATCGGCACCATCGCCAAAATTGTCACCTGCCATCGCAAAGAACTTTGGCTGACCTGCCTGCGCTAGTCCCGAATAACAGTTCTGGATGAACTCGCGCGACACGGGCGTCAGCGGCGTGCTGTTGACTACCTGAGTGCCATTGTTCTGCGTCACTTCAAGGGTTTCAACGATGAGAAAATCATTGATCGGAATAGACAGCAGATTGCTGCCAGCAGTGAGCGCGTACGTATTCGATGCTCGCGCGTTCAGGAAATCGATGTCGCGCTGAATTCTCCCCTCGGCGTATGACAAGATTTGCGGCAGGATTTGTTGTAGTGGAGGGTCTACAAAGCCAAAAACGCCGGTACTCTCCTGCGTCAGCGCGACGGCCATCGATCCAATCGTCTGGACCCAAGCGTTGAATGACAGTGGGTTTAAGCCTGGAGCGCTCATCTTTGTTTACGCTTGCGTCTACGTCTACGAACACTGGCGTACTGACACCAATCTTCCGTTTTACTAGCAACCGCCATAACGCCCAACTGTTGGACGTAGGCGTTATAGGAAAGCGGAGTGGTGGCGGGCGCAGTCACGTCAAAACTCTATCGCGATCCACGCGCCAATGGTGGCCGAATACTTGAATGACTTCGAATCGTTCTGCACGAGAGTAAAATCGGCCACCATGCGCAATCGGTTGGCGGGGAGCGAGCCACCATTGAGCGCATTGAGCGTCAGCAGGAGTGTAGTCAAATTGGTGACAACGACAATCTGCCCGTCGAATCCTGCCTTAATACCAGTGATATTGCAGTTCGCAGTCGGCGAGAGCTCGATGAAGCCCACTGCGGGCCCCATCTGTCCGCCAGCGGTAAAATTATCGTTCTCACCTGGCGCTGGCGTTGCGTAGATGACGCCGGTCGGCCCGGTGGAGGCTATCAGCGACGCGAGCGCGGCGATCTGCGCAGCAGAAATTCGTACGGATGCCCATTGCTGAACGCCGCTAAGAACGCCTGCGGGCTGTGCGGCCTCTATCTGTTCAGTGCCAAGCAGACCAGCGATAGCCGGGGTGAGTTGTAATATAGTTGATGTAGCCATGGTTATCCCGGCGGAATCGTCTTCGAACCGTACGGCAACCCAACCAGCGCCGTCACGATTCTGGTCGTCGGCGTCAAGAGCGACCCAGCTGGTACGTTGTCGGCCGTCGTATAAGTGAACATCGTCGCGGTCGGTACCGTCACGCTATAGAAACCGTTCGCCGCCGTCAGCCCCGCAGCCGATATCTGGTCATCAGGCTGCAACCCATGCACCTTAGAGCACGTCACGACAATCGTCGCGGTTCCGTCGGCGATCACAGACAGGATCGCGAGCGGCACGCCAAATGCTTTCTGCACGCCGCCGTTGTATGGCATCACTGCGCGTTGATCGAGCCCAGTAGGTATGCCGATGGGCTGCGTAATGCGATTCTGGCAGTCCTCCGTGACGCGCAGCGTGGTCGATGGAATGGGGATGCCGACGATTGGGTCAACGGCATTCGATACCGTCGAGCGGTAGTCTGTTTCGGCGTCTGCGAAGTTCTCCGGGCGCGGCTGCCAAATTGGAACAGGATCTGCGGGGAGCTGGATATTTCTTAATTGTTCATTTGGAACGTCCAGACATCTTCGACAGACAAGTAACCACAGACTTTGGAGGGCCGTTCCTCTCCAATCTGTCTGCCAGGTTAGATCGATGCGGTTGTGCCAGATCCCGCAGCGGTCACAAACGGCCTGAGCCTGCGGCAGCTTCGCCGAGACACGCGCTCTACCTGCTTGTGACGCATAACTCATCGGAAATATCCACTGACCATAGGAGAAATAAAAATTTGCGCGGTCTCAACATTTTGTCTCGTGGCGACGCCCCACGCTTCATCTGCCAACGGCTTTAGCACTGGTACTCTGTCTGGCGCCCACGAGAGCGCCAGTCTATAACCTAATCCCAGTGCATAAGCTTCGAGAAAATACGGCGGGATTTCTACGTTCTG